TTTCTTGTCTAATAAATCTATTGGTAATCGTTACCGTGCGAGTTGCAGGGTTAAACGTATACATACTATCAATTACTTTTTTTGCCATTTTTTAATCTCCGAGTCCGATTGTTGTTGCAGAAAAGGGGTATCTGCGTATTTGTTTTGCACTCGAGGTCTTGCGAACTATTACAGTTAGCTGACTTCCTACTGCGGGTGCATTGTATATAATTAGCCTATTATCTCTTACTCTAAATCCTTTGTATCCGTCATACAACGGCATAAATGCAAACGCATTCTGTCTAGTGTAAGGTTGTAGGCGTTGCCCGTTTAGTGTAACTTCTAAATCTTTTGAATCCACGATGTAAGTGATACCAAGTGCCGTTTGATTCTGTTTGAGTGTGAATACACAATTGTAATCATTACATAGTCCACTCATATCATCTAATAGTGTAGATCCTGCTTGTCCAGTAATCGGACCATAGGTCACTATTGCAGGAGCATCTGTAATTTCTAGAATAGGTAGTCCAGAAATATCGTTGACACTGAATAGTGTGCCAGTTAGACTATTCGAGATGGAAAATAACTGTCCCGCAGATCCGTCAAAACTTAGAACGCCGTCGTCGGTAATTCTTAAAGTAATGGGAACGGCATTCTGTCCAGTGAATTCAATCTTCGGCTGGTCAGTAGTGCTGCTTCTATTGGGCGTTATTAGGATGTTTTTATCTGCGTTTGCCATATCAATTATTGTGTAATATATTTAGCCCTGCGTTAGATTCCATATCTGCCGCGCATTGAGTTGAAATTTTGCAGCACTTCGGCATCTGATAATTCTCTACTCCACATATAGCACGAATCTACAATAGCAGTCGATGATCCCACAGGGCCAAAAATTTTAAGTTCTGCAGAAGAAGTTGCTCTAATCCCCGGGGTAGATCTGCTTCCAATTTTAACGCCATTGACCCATAGTTGCCCGCCAGTCAAATCATTGTATTGCAAGGTTATTAAATATGTTTTACCATTTTCTCCAGTAAATCCATCAGAAATATTACCCCACGATCCGCCGCGATTACCATACCACATAATAGAATTTGCAGGGCCTGTTGTACCAAAATGATACAACACAAACGATGCATCCAAAGTATTATTCCATTTTGATATCGGATGTTCAGCGTATCCTACAAATGTTCCTAATTTCTTTAAGGCTACATTGATAGTGATTCCGGACGATTCAGAACCCAACCACGGGTCTAATCCTGCTCCGATACTCAAAGTATTAGTGTATGTTGATTTTCTAATAATATCAGTCCAGGCAGTGCCTGATCCAGAATACGAAGAGGTATTAGATTTATCAAATAATAATCGTATCCCAGTGTCTGCTATATTTGGACCAGCGTGTATGCTCATATTCCATATCTCCCTCGCATGGCTGCAAAATTTTGTGTAATTTCCGACTGTGTTAAGGTACGGCTATAAATTTTAATAGATGCAATTTTTCCAGAAAAATAAAATACAGGAGTTCCTACATCATTAAACGCACCAATATAGAATTGACTTGCTGAAGTGTTTGACACTCCCGAAGATTGCGACGGACTTAATAACGATCCGTTGAAATATCTATATCGTGATGCAGTTGTAGTATCGTAAGTGCCTACATAACTATTCCATGCAACATTACTTTTAGGAGTAGAGCCATCTTGGTCGTTAGAGTAGTAAGCCAGCATAAAATTACTTGCAGAATTCCTAAATCCAAAATAATATCCAGCATTTGTGTTTTGTACACCGCCGCCAAACATAACTTCAAGAGAAGGCGATGTATTATTAGTTCGATATGCAATAATTTCTACAGTCGACGAATACAAATTCTGACATATTTTTGGAATTGATGTTAGGGTTGCATATTGATTAATTCCATTAAATGTAAAACTCTCCCTTGTATTCCATGTCGGTGAATTGATCAATGTTGCATGATTTCCATTACCGCTCAAGTCAGTCCAGGTAGTTCCTGTACCAGGATAGCTACGAGGATTGGCCGCATCCAGAAGTAAAACTAGTCCATCAGTGACTATTCTTGGGCTATGTCCTAAACTCATACTCCGTACCTCCCGCGAGCAGCGTTAAAGTTTTGTCGGACTTCTGTATCAGATAATACTCTATTATAAATTTCCAACTTAGATAAATTTCCTCGCAAGTTACCTGCAATAGTCAACGTGTTAGGATTTCCTGAAGGTCGGCTGGTATTATTTGGGCCACTGGTAGAAATGTTTATAGCATTTTTATATATAGTCCTATACCCAGTGCTGTTCTTAAATCTAAAAGTCACGTAACTCCACCCTGTATTGCCAATGTCTCCGCCGTAGGTGTAATAATCATCCACGCCGCCGTTTAAATATAGCAAAGAATTATTTGTGCCGTATGAGGGATATAATCCATTATTCAAATTTAATAAATTCTGAGTTGTTGTGTCGTCAACTTTTAACCATGCAGATACTGTCCACTCTTGCATCAGAGTAGGTTGTGTGATCAACGGGTTGGCCACTGCGGCGTATTGTGTTCCTGAAAACATTAAACTGCCGCCGTTATCTTGACTATACACTGGTGAATTAATTAATGTTGCGTTATATCCGTTGCCAGTGATATCAGTCCAAGTAGTAGAACGTTGGGCAGGCGGGTAGTAATCAGTTAATGTAGAACCTATCTCCAACATAGGTCCCCATACTTCTATGTCGCCTTGAAATATATTACCAGGAGCCCCAGATAGCATAATTGCAAATGTTGTTGCTCCGGCTGCAATAGTATAGGTAAGAGATACACGAGTCCAAGTAGTAGCGTTAATGGCCTGCGTCGATGCCGTCACAATGCCGCCGACTGCGTAAGACCAAATTCCGATTCCTCGGCCAGCTTGCGGTGCACCTTTGACCCAGCACGAATATGTGATAACAGTACCGGCAGTTAATGCCAATATTGCCGGCGCAGTGTCGGACCTTCTATAAAAATAGCCACTTGAATATTGCAATCTTGTAGAAGTTCGTGTTCCATTGGGTGCAAGACTGTAGTTGGTTGTTACTGTTCCAAACCCTCCTTCTTTTGTCCAATTTGCACTGGCAAGATTTTCCGCTTCTGGCAAAAGATTGCGTGTAATGTTAGACGCACTTTTATAATTTGCAGCATCATAATGCGCAACTAAACCATCAGTAACGACTCTCGGATTATAATTAATTGTCATATTTAAATTCCATATCTTCCTCGTGTTGCTTCAAAGTTTTCTTGTATTTCTGCCGCTGAAATATTTCTATTGTATATTTTAATAGCACTAATATTTCCATTAAAGTAGCTCGAATTCACACCGGCCGCTCCTTCCCGCATGACTCCTATATATTGAGGGCCTCGACCTGCACCTAAATCAAATACAGCAGTGTTGCTATTTGATCCATCTAATGAACCATTTACATATAATCGCATACCAGCAGAGGCATCAAACACTCCTGTTACGTGTGTCCATATTGTTCCTATATTAGTGTTACCTGCAACAGAATTAATAACGTATGAGGGCAAATTGCGGGCGTGTTGCAACACAAGTTTATTTCCGCTGTTTATATAAAATAACCACCAACTATATTGGAGGTCTGCCATAATGCCGTGGGGAACAGATGTTACATCTCGTTTTATCCAAGCTTCTATCGAATAACTGGATGTTAAAGTGACAGATGGCGATGTAGAAAAGACGTCTGAGGTTCCATTTAGCTTAAAAGTTCCGTTGGTAACATAAGTTAAACTATCGGCAGTGATAGTATTATTGCCGATAAGGCCTACAATTGCCTGTGTATTTGAACGAGTGCCATTTACATACGGATATGAAATAGTTCCTTCGGAAATTTGTAAGCCGCACCAATACACTTCTACTGGTAAAAATGTATCGTTATAAACAATCTGTCTAAAATGATAAGTTGTGCCACCTTCCCCTACTGCACACGTATACGTCCAGCTTTGTTTAACCCAGTCTGTAGTTAATGCTATATCTGCAGGAACCCGGTATGCATTATCAGAATCCCTGTTTAATGCAAGAGTATGACCGCTTACTGTTGTAACAATGTTTGATCTCATATAGCATGTTATGACATACGTTTTTCCTTCAACCAATGTAAAATAGCCGTGTTCGTTAATATAAGAGCCGCCTGTGCCGCCTGTATGTTTAACCATTTTCTTATACGGAAGATTGTTATACCCGCCACTATTGTAGTAAAATACATCAGCGTCATCTCCTCCCCAGCCGCCAATGTCGTATGCAGTATTATAATTACGATTTGAATAATCAGTATAAAGTGCTAGATTTACTACAGGCGCACCTTTCCACGACTTAACAGTATTGCCCATGTCGTAGTGGAACACTAATCCGGTTTTTGGAATTTTAGGTCCTGAGATTATTGCCATAATTATATCCTGTAGCGGCCGCGAGTGGCTTCAAAGTTTTGTTGGATTTCAGAAAAAGACAGTATTCTATTATAAATTTTCATGCCGGCCCTAAAACCATCATGTTGCCATCCGTATAACTGTCCCCATTGTATACCTATATTATTATAGATAATTCCAGTTACTGAAGAAATATTTAACATACTTTGATAAATTCCGTCGTAGTATAATCTAACTTGTCCAAGTGTTCGGTCAAACACAAAAGTTCTATGTAACCATTTATCGTATTGACTCTGTGCGGTATTTAATGCAATATCTTGTCTTATTAAGGTAGTTCCGTCATTTACTGTTAAATTTAGAGCTGATGCAGATGCTGTGCCGTGAGCCCAGTCAAACCCAATTGCGCCAACATTATAAGGCGTTGTGCCAAATGTTGCACCTGCTGTTGATTCCGGATATGTAGTATCGTCTACTAATACAGTTTCTTCAATAGTCCAGCCGCCTGCGGTTACTCTAAAAGCATTTGATAAAGTAGTCGAGTTTGGAGTATTTACTATCAGTCTTGAAGGGGCATCCTCAACACTTTCAAAATAGCCGCCAGCGTTATAACTTCCAGTATTAATAGTAGAATGATTGCTGTTCCCACTTAAATCAGTCCAAGCAGTACCAGTTCCAGGATAACTTTTTTTATTAGCTGCATCTAAATGCAGGATCAGTCCATTACGAACAACACTTGCACCGTGTCCTAAACTCATATACCGTATCTCCCGCGAAGTGCTTCAAAGTTTTGTCGAATTTCTGCTGCTAATAATTTCCTATTATAGATTCTAACAAAAGATATTTCAGAATTAGAAAATGCTCCGCCGACGCCTCTTGTTGCCACATGAAAAAAACTATCTGCAAATGTAGATGATGCGGAAGTAGCAGCACCTGTTGCTAACAGCGATCCGTTACCGTATGCTAGTCTTCCTGAACTATCAACAACTCTACTAAACACATTTGTATGAACATTCCAAGTAGTGCCGGTATTAAGTTCATAATTTAGCACCCCATATGTATTATGGTTTGTATGATGCCATCCTGTTACCTGAGCTCCACCTTGACTATTATGATATAAACCAAATCCGCCAGGGTTTGCATTCCAATTATCTGTATGCTCCCAGGCCATTCCTACTCCCACTGTTATGTTTCTAATTCCAATTTCTACAGTAACAGACTGAAACGTCGACATGCTTATTATAGAACTTGATCTAGCATATTGAGTAGTGCCATTAAACGTAAATTTGCCTGCAGAATGCACAGGGCTATTATATAGTGTAAAATGGTTTCCTGCACCACTTAGATCAAACCAAGCAGTTCCAGTTCCGGGATAACTTTTAGGATTGGCTGCATCTAAATGTAAGACCAATCCATTGCGAACAATTGATGTATTGTATGCTATTCCCATTATTCAGACTCGACTTGTAATTTATCAATGTCAGCACGTTCGGCCCATACAGTATAGAAGCAATCTATAGATTTACCAAAGATATTTTCGTTGCCAACTACAATTGCATTGTTGACAATATCTTCAACATACAGTTTCTGATGTGAACCAACTGGTGTCAAGTTCACAGTAATAGTATCAGGATCAACTAACTTGGTCCAGTATTCTGGCAACTCGATTGTATTGCTGCCTTTTAATCTACCACGAACGTATACACCAAACTCTGGACCTTCTAACGATCCATAGCGTAGAGTCATACCTGGCTTAGTTGGGTGACCAATGTTGAACGACTTGGTAATAGCGTTTAGCGCACCATTGATACCAACTCCGCCATTGACTACCAATGCACCTGTTCCAGTGTTGGTGCTTATTACGCCCGAACTGATGTTTACAGATCCCCCAACAAACAATGCACCGCCGATACCTGCACCGCCCACTACTTGGAATGCTCCAGTAATAGTGCTTGTAGCTACAGTTGTATTGGTTACAGTTGTGATACCAGTAATTCTTGCAGTACCGTCAACATGTAATTTTGATGTAGGAGAACTTATTCCAATGCCAGCATTTCCCGAACCTGAAATAATAGTATTGCCGCCATCAGTAGTTCCATTTGTAGTATTAACAAATAATGGCGACCATGCATTTAATGCAAAATTGTGCGCTGCAATAACAGGTGCTGTTCCGTATGTGCCTAAAAATATTGCTCTATCCGAAGAAGAATTTCTTGAAACAATTCTAGATCTCCATGTGCTTGATACACCGTCTTCTCTAGCCTGTATAGCTAGATCAGAACTTCGAACATCTAATTTTATATCCGGCGCATTAGTGCCAATACCAATGTTGCCGGTACTCGGATTAATTACAAACGAACTTGTTGTGTAAACAGATTCGCCGCCTGCACTTGTATTGTTTGAATCAACAAATGTTGGGAAGTAAGAAGCATTCGATGTTTGAGCAACAGTGTTAACTTGAGTTGCAGCACCGACGATAGACCCGTTAAATGCACCCACAAAACTTGTTGCAGTAACAGTGCCGCCGACAAATAATCCTCCGCTGATACCAGCTCCGCCCAATACTTGAAGAGATCCAGTAGTAGTATTTCCACTGTTAGATTCTCCGCCAACTAGTCTAATGCCACCAGTTTTGAATATACCGTAGCTTGTTCCTGTAAATATTCCACCGCTTTCTGTGCCGTTGCTGTACCATTCCAAATACTGTGTATCGTTAGCAAATCCTAAAAACGCATCCTTGTCCGATCCTTTGTAGTAATGGAACATGAAACCAATGTCTTTTCCATCATCTATTGTCCATGTGTGATTACCTGGAACGCTGCCTGCAGGTGCATGTAAGCTGATCAAGTTGTCTGTGTAAATAGTTGAACTAGAATAAACAAATGTGTTTGTACCTTGGAAAACAACACTGCCTTTAAATGTTGTATCTCCGCCTACTACCAATGTCTTATCAATCCAAGCGCCGCCTGCTGTGTAGAATGCGTTCGAAGTGTTTGTTCCAGTATTAGAATTAGTGCTGTTAACTTGTAGTGTTCCGGAGACAAATTCATTGCTGCCAACATATAAGTTTCCGCCAATACCTGCGCCACCGACTACTTGCAATGCCCCAGTAATAGTGCTGCTTGCTGCGGTATTGTTAGTTACAGTTGTAATACCAGTAATTCTTGCATCGCCGGAAACATGTAATTTAGATGTAGGAGTTATTCCAATACCAATATTACCAGTGCTTGGATTGATTACAAAGCTACTGGTTGTATAAATGATTTCATTAGCTGCACTTGCATTGTTTGCATCAACAAAAGTTGGAAAATAACTTGCGTTAGCTGTTTGTGCAGTAGTCTGTATTTGTGTCGATGCACCACTAAATGCACCAACAAAGTTAGTTGCAGTTACTGTTCCACTAAAGAATCCGTGAGTTGCAGTTACTAAATTTTCAACAATTAAATTTCTATGACTGAAGACGTTGGTGCCAGTTGTCCAGGTAGTCACTGCGGTATTTGCACCTGGCACAAATGTCATGCCACGTTTTAATTCAGTAATTGTAGTTATTAGACCTTTACTTGTGCGGCCTGCAGGAACACTTACCGCAATTCCGTAAGCAGTTTCAGCAGTCTTGTATGCATACACTCCCCATGCATTAAGTGTTAATCCAGAATCTGCCCCATCTCCGTGTCCTCGACCTTCGTTAAATGGAAGTAATCTATAGTAAGTGCTCGTTGATGCTAATTGTGCCCATCCTCCTTGAAATCTATATATAGAACTTCCACTATGTCCAGATGTTTCAGACGAAACTTGAATTTCTAATGCCACAGTACCTTCAGTATCATCCCAAGTACCTAACAAGTATATGTTTCCTGCAACAGCAGAAGTAGTGAATACTCGCTGGATTGATAACCCAGATGCTTGTGTAGAACTTGCTGTAGATATTGCTACATTTCCAGATATGCTGATTATGCCAGTGCCCGGGTTAATTGAAAAACTGCTAGTTGTATAAACTAATTCTGCTGCGGTAGTTGCATTATTTGCATCAACAAAAGTTGGATAAAAAGATGCACTTACGCTAGATGAGGAAGTTAGAACCCAAGTTGCAGTTCCAGCAGTGCTACCTGCACTTCCCACAAATCCTATTGAACCAACAAAGCCAGTTACACCTTGGATACCTTGTGAACCAGTAAATCCAATTGAACCAGTAAATCCACGACTTCCGACAAATCCAGTTGCGCCACCTCCGCCTTGACTTCCAGCAAAACCGATCGATCCAGTAAATCCAGTAACACCGCGTGATCCATCAAAACCAGTAACACCGCGTGATCCATCAAACCCGCGTGATCCATCAAAGCCACGACTTCCGACAAAGCCAGTAATACCCTGAATGCCTTGTGAACCGGTAAAACCAATCGAACCAGTAAATCCACGTGATCCATCAAAACCAGTAACACCGCGTGATCCATCAAAGCCACGACTTCCATCAAAGCCACGACTTCCAATAAATCCAGTAATACCTTGAATGCCTTGCGATCCGACAAATCCAGTAATACCCTGAATGCCTTGTGAACCAGTAAATCCAATCGAACCAGTATATCCACGTGATCCATCAAAACCAGTAAAACCACGTGATCCATCAAAACCAGTAAAACCACGTGATCCATCAAAACCAGTAAGACCTCGACTTCCAGTATAACCTAAGCTACCAGTATATCCGTAACCTACGCTAATACCGTTACGGTAGATAGTTCCGCCTACCCATAAATCTTGACCAATGCCTGCTCCACCGGAAATTTGTAATGCACCAGTTGTAGTCGAAGTTGCATTAGTATTATTAGTTGTTTGAATTACATCATCAGTTTGAATTAATGTAGTAGTAACTGTTGTAAATTGAATTGTTAATCTATTAGCAACAATATTTCCACCAACATACAAGTCGCCGCCGATTCCTGCACCACCTGCTACCTGTAAGGCTCCAGTAACAGTGCTGCTTGCCGCAGTTGTATTAGTAATTGTTGTAATACCGGTAATTCTAGCATCGCCAGCTACGTGCAATTTAGACGTAGGAGTTATTCCAATACCAATATTGCCAGTGCTTGGATTAATTACAAAACTACTGGTTGTAAATACTGTTTCTGCTGCGGCACTTGGATTATTTGCATCAACAAATGTTAAGAAATAACTTGCGTTTGCAGTCTGAGCAACTGTATTAACTTGCGTAGCAGATCCAGATATTGTTCCACTAAATGCTCCAACGAAGTTAGTTGCAGTTACTGTTCCACCAAAGAAGCCGCCACCGCCTACTCCAATACCGCCTGAGATTCTCAATGCACCAGTCGATGTAGAGTTTACACTGGTAGAATTTGGTATATTGACAAAGCCAAATGTTTCTGCTAGTCTAACTTCACCCGTGTCATAAACTTCAATACTAGGAACGCCAGAGATATCATTTACGGCAAAGATTGTGCCGGTCATGCTGTCAGTTATGCTGAACAGTTGCCCACTATTTCCAGAAAAACTAATTGCATCACTGTTCAGCATCCTGATAGTGATTGTGCTGGCAGCATCTGGGCTGACCATACTGATGTTTGATTTAACTACCAGTGCAGAATTAGTGTTGACTGCATTAACAGTGCCGCCTACATATAAATCACCGCGAATTCCGACGCCACCGGCAACTGTTAGTGCACCCGTTGTAGTGCTTGTACTAACTAAAGTAGATTGAATTGTGGCCGTGTTCTTTACCGTGAGGCCGTGTTTGACTATAAAGTCGTTATTTGTTGCCATGTCTTCTAGTTTCCCTATCCACTGTTAAACTGAGGCTAATCGAGTTATGCAGATATTTATACTAGATAAAAGAACAGCGACCGAAGCCGCTGTTTAGGTTAAGCAGTAATTGCCGTTCGATTTGCTTTTATCGTCATTGCAGCTGGCGTATAGTTTGGTGTAAATGTCAATGTAATTGTACCTGCTGCTAACGTAGCATCAAATGCACCTAACTCACCAGTATTAGTGCTAATACCGTATTCATTCTTATACACAACTGAATTATCGTGGAACACTGTCATTTCAGTAATGTGAACTTTTGTTCCGTCAACTACTTGAATAGTATAACGAGCAGTTCTGAATGTGCTGGTGCTAAATGTATCTAAGTTTTGGCTAGCATTGGTAGTAATTACACCGCTGGTATAGCTGCTGATCAAACTGTTGCCAATAGTAACACCGGTTGCTGCAAAACTACCCGATCCACCGACATTTAATGCGCCGCCGATGCCAACACCGCCTGTAACAACCAAAGCGCCTGCACTAGAACTGTTACTTGCAGTTGCAGTGGCAATTTTAACATTTCCAGCAGCTACATATAAGCTCCAAGGATTTGTAATAACTGCATTTGTACCAGCTGCCGGAGCATTATCAATATATAATGTTGCAGCATCGGTGTATGTTGGTGTATTTGTTGCTGCAATTGTTGGTCTACCAATTGAATGAACAGCAGCAAACGCCTGTGCTCCGTTTAAGGAACTATCAGTGTAAGTTGATGTGCTTAATACCAGTCCAACACCAGCTGTTCCCCAGCCAGTTGCAGTGACTGCACCACTTCTAATCAATGTTCCGCCAACTGTTGCAGTAGTTGTAACAAATAACGACTTACCAATACCAACACCGCCGGTTACTTGCAGTGCTCCAGTCGACGCAGAGAATGCAGCATCAGCGTTAGTTACGTATACTTTGCTTGTAAATGTACCAGTAGTGGTAGTAATACCGCCTGTTGGGAAACTTAATGTTACAGCACCAGTGCTTGCACTAACTGAAATTTGATTTGCAGTGCCGGTTAAACTGGTAACACCAGTGTTAGAAACTGTAATTGCACCAGTGCTGGCACTAACTCCAATACCTGTACCAGCAGTTAAACTTAACACACCGGTGTTAGTAAATGCAATAGTGCCGCTTGGACCACTTATTGTGCCGCCACCGCTTAGGCCTGTACCAGCAGTAGCTGTAATACTTGTTAAAACACGATTACCACTGTCAAATAAGTTTGTAGCATAAACTTGCAATGCACCAATACCGCCACTTACCCTTAATGCACCAGTGGTAGTGCTTGAAGCAGCAGTTGAATTATTAACGTGGATTGCATTAGTAGTTGTGGATCCGCGTCCAGTTACACTTTGTAATGTGCTGGCATTAGATACAGTAACTGCACCAGTTGCAGTATTAACCGAAATATCAGTACCAGCAATAATACTACTAACACCGTAATTACCAACAGTTGCCGCAGTAAGAACACGACTACCGTTGTCATAAATTGCAGCACCGTATAAGTTTCCTGCAACTCCTAATCCACCGTCTACTACCAATGCACCTGTTGTAATGCTCGAAGATGCAGTAGTTGTTTTAATTTTTACAACACCGTTAGCAACTAACAATGCATACGGATTAGTTAGTGTGGTATTTGTTCCAGCAGCAGGAGCATTTTGAATATACAATGTTGCAGCTTCTGTATAAGTCACTGCATTTGTAGAAGCAAAAGTTGGTTGACCTAACCAGCTAGCTGCACTTGGTCCAGATACTGTTCCAGCGCCAGTCGATGAATCTGTATAGGTTGCGGCTGCTAAGTTTAATGCAACACCTGTGGCATTTTGCCAAGCTGCTTGACTTACGTTACCAGTTCTGCTGATTGTTCCACCAACTGCCAAGTTCTTAGCAATACCTGCGCCACCGCTTGCTTGTAACGATCCGGATCCGCCCGGTGTTGCTAAACCAGCATCGGTTGTATTGAGTGTATCAATAATACCGCCAACATACAATGCTCCGCCAATACCGGCGCCACCTACTACTTGTAAGCCACCGCTAGTTGTGTTAGTTGCCGCTGTGCTAGATGCTACTTTAACTGCACCACCAAAATAACCACTACCGCCTACTCCTAAACCACCTGTAGTAACTTGTAATGCGTTTGCTGCAACTCCGTTTGCATTTGCCAATGCACTTTGAATTGTTGCACTGGAACCAACAACAATAGACTTAGCAAATCCAGCGCCACCTGCAACAATCAACGAACCATTGTTGTTTGCAGTAGAATCAAGAGTATCAGCAATTGTTACATCGCCGCCGACATAAACATCACGTCCAACTCCAATACCGCCTGCAACCTGTAATGCACCAGTAACTGTAGAAGTGGCATTTGTGCTTCCTCTTAAGATAATGTTACCAGTCTTGAATGTACCGTAAGTTCCGCTGGTATGATTCCCTGTTGTGGTTTCATATCCATCTTCGTACCATTCTAGATATCCAGAGTCGTTAGCTAATCCTAAGAATGCATTTTTATCCGTTGTTTTGTAATAGTGGAATCCAAAACCAATGTCTTTGCCGTCGTCTAGTGTCCAAGTATGTTCAGTACCTGTGCTACCTGCAGGAACGTGTAAGTTAATTAAGTTGTCTGTATAAACAGTGTTTGTAGAATAAACGTTTGTCGATGTACCGTTAAAGACTACATTACCACTGAAGATCGATGTACCTTGAACTACCAAGCTACTAGCAATGTTTGCACCACCTGCAACATATAATGCGTTTGCAGTAGCAGTTGATGTGCTAGCTGCGGTACTAGCAATATAGACATTATCTGCAATATATGCGCCGCCTGCAACTTGTAATGCACCCGAACCGGAACCAGCAGTTGTTGTAGCAATAACTTTTACCAACTGTGCAGTTACCTGTCCGCCAACTCCTAAGCCGCCATTATTACTAATAATGATTGCACCAGTGCCAGTTGTTGAACTTGCTGTGCCGTTACTATTTGTAATTTGTCCAGTAAATGTTGCGCCAACTGCTGTTAAACTTGCGCCTGCACCAGTGACATATAAGTTAGTAGCAGTAGTAGCCTGTAAACGAGTATCACCGCCGACCCATAACTGTTTATTAATTCCAACACCGCCGTCGACTTGCAATGCACCCGTGTCAACTGAAGTTGCATCAGTTGTTTTCTTAATAACTAATCCCGAAGCATTCGCCCAACGACCTACTTCGTTAGCAGCAAGTGTACCGCCCTGGAAGAATATAATATCCTTACTTGCTGCGGCTGCGCCAATGGCTAAATTGCCACCTTGAGTGTATAAGTAACCGTCATTAGCACCAGCAATGGTAAATGCAGCATCAGTAAATGATGAATTATTAATACCAAAGTCGATATAGTTTGTAGTGTCGTTGCCATTATTAGACGTAGCAACGAAATCAACCGAACTGCTAGTGCCGCCGCCGATGTTTTGTGCATTAATTTGTGCAAATGTAGTTGTGTTTGCACCAAAATACGCAATAGTATTGGTTAATGTATTATAACCAAAATTTTGTCCAACAGTTAATTGACCGGCAACGTTTAAGTTTTGTCCAACACCTACTCCACCTGATACAGTTACAGCACCAGTTGTGCTGCCTGTGCTAGCAGTAGCATTAGTAAAGCTAACAGCTACGTTAGTAGTTGCACCGCGACTAGTAATAGTTTGTAAAGTGCTGTTATTCCAAATTGTAACTGCACCGGTTGATCCGCTAACTGCGGTATCTGTACCAGCTGCTATAGAGCTAATACCAAAGCTACCAATAGTTGCAGATGTTAATACACGAACGCCGTTGTCATATATTGCAGTACCGTAAATGTTTCCGCCAACTCCCAAGCCGCCTGCAATAGTAACAGCGCCAGTCGATGTGCTAGACGAAACGTTTGTACCGGTTACAAATATATTTCTAAAACTAGCAGTAGTACCTTGAACAGTGTCTAACCCAACACCGTCTAGGTAAATATTCCCGCCGACCCATAGATCACCAGAAATTCCGGCGCCACCAGCAACAATAAGTGCCCCGGTAACCGCCGATGTTGCGCTTGTGGTACCTTGTACCTGCAGGCCTGATTTAACTATAAAATCTTTATTCGTTGCCATCTTTTATTTCCTTAAATTGCGATCGCTGTTTTAACTATACTAACTTTTTTATTACTACTACTATCTGCTGTAAAATACAATCTAACTATGCCATCTAACTGTAGATCTGCTGTAAATGTACCTTTTTCGCCGCCTGTACTAATAATACCATATTCACTTTTATAAACCTGGCCAGCAGTATCATGTAGCAAAACTATTTCTGTTATATGAAAATCAGCGCCGTCTTGCACTTGGACTAAACACTTACAACTTCTATAAACACTTGATACAAAACTATCGACCTCGGTTGTACTAGTGTTATTTACCAGAGTTACCCGCGTTTCTTGGAGAGAGCCCTGAATTGAAACAGATCCGTTAATCTGCAATTGTGCGCCGGTATCAGTAGTAGTATTAACTAAAATATTACCAGTTTTAGTAATAACCATGCGATAGGCACTGTTAGTATCATCTCGAATTGTGAGATTACCTTCGTCTATAGCAGTGCCTCCGGATAAAGATCTATTATTTCCGCCAACATCAAACGTATAACTTTGCCCAGCAGCACCGGAATTTTTAATAGTAAATGCACTATAACCAATTGGAACTGTACTTTCAATAACAACGGTTGAAGAATTTAATGTATCTAGGAAAATTGGTTTTATATAAAGTTGAGTTCCTATTTGCGCTGTGCCATATGCATTAATATTACCCCCAATCCCAACTCCTCCGGCAACTACTAATGCACCCGAAGTAGTAGCATCTGAAGTAGAAGTATTTGTTATAGATATAATATTACTAGTGGTAGATCCTCGATCAGTTACACTTTGTAAGGTAGATACATTTGATACTGTTACATTCCCAGTAGAAGTGTTGATTGAAATGTCATTACCTGCTATTAGAGAATTTACTAATACAGTAGAAGTAGTTAAAACTCGATTTCCCGTATCGTAAATTCCGCCAGCATATATATTTCCGCCAACACCAACTCCGCCCGATACTACTAATGCACCAGTTAAGGTCGATGTTGCACTGGTAATATTGTCGATAGATATAATATTAGTAGTTGTATTGCTTCGATCAGTTACTGTTTGAAATGTGCCGGTATTCCATATAGTAACAGCACCAGTTGATGTGCTAACTGCGGTGTCAGTACCGGCAGTTATTGAGCTGACTCCCGAAATTTGTGGTTTGTAACTGCTATAAAATGCCATTAGAGTACCGCTCCTATTTTCCAACCATAAGTTGCACCTGAATATATCAGCATGTTTGCTGCGTTGAATACATCTACTACGAGATCTTCAGCTAACCCCATAATTAACTCACCGTTTCTGTTAAACACTAATGGATTTGTCCCGCAAGTTCCTGCATAGTCAACAAATGTAACATTGTCCCCAATGCCCGGTGTAGCTGGTAATGTCACTGTTACTGAACCTATTGAAGTATCAACAAAAATATGATCATTGGTAACTGCTGTATAATTTGTATTTGTAGTAATCCAATTGTAAGTGGTCGATCCTCCAATAGGTAAACCATTTTGATAAATTGTGCCACCTACCCACAGATCTTGTCCAATGCCTGCACCGCCAGCAACTGTTAACGCTCCAGTGGTAGTAGATACTGAATTCGAAGTGCCTCGAACAACAATATCAGAAAAGTAACCAATCCTAGGTTGTGTTCCTCCAATAATCATATTGTCCATAAACCCATATTGGCTTGGATATATTAAAACAGTTCCACCTACACTGGGTAAAATATTAACATCTGCACCATTGGGACTAAGATTAACTTCGCCGCCCACATTAAGTTGTCCAGCTACATTTAAATTTTCGCCAATACCAACACCACCGTAGACAATTAATGCACCAGTATTTGTGTCAGTAGAACTGTAAATTCCCGCAATGGTTAACTGATCTAACACATTATTAAAATCTCTTCGCCAGCTATTGGTTGCAGTCGAATAGGCATAGACAATGCCATTTCGTGTTGTCTTTTGTCCTGCTATGGGATTTACTGGAAATGACATACAAATCCTTTCGTTGTTATAATTTTTTCACAATCTTTTTTCATCTTATTCGTCTGCCGTTCTCGTAGAAGGGTAAGTTCTGCCAGTTCCCCATATTATTCTAACTGCACCCGGAGCTCCCTCCGATCCTGTGCCAGCTTGGTCAGTTCGAGCACCACCGCCACCACCGTATGCACCACCGCCGACTCCAGTAACGTCAGTTAATCCGTTGCCTCCGCCTGATCCGCCGCCGCCACCGTTAGAAGCAGTGCCTCCTGCACCCAGAGCACCTTCTCCAAATAATCCCGTGCCGCCGCCGCTACCGGCTATTCCAGTAGTGCCGCTTCTTCCGCCACCGCCACCGCCTGCTCCGCCGACTCCTGCTAACCCATTAGTTCCACCGCTAGATCCACCGGTGCCGCCATTTCCCGAATATCCTCCAGCGCCTCCGCCACCTGATCCACCACTACCGTCATTAGCAGCACCGCCCGAGCCGCCATTTCCGCCGCCGCCTGCATATACAGCTCCTACACTGTGAGTACCACCAGTTCCTCCTGGACCTTCATTTCTTTCAAATCCGCCACTGCCACCACCGGCAACAACTAAATCAACTCCGCTTCTAGAAATAGATGACAAACCTCCAGCAGTTCCGTCTGATCCTGTAATACTAGTGCCACCTGCACCAACTGCAATAGTCAGTGTTTCTCCAGGAGTTACTTTAAATCTTGCCCAACTAAGGCCACCACCACCTCCGCCGGTGTTAGGTTCTCCGCGGCCGCCATCACCGCCTGCACCTCCGCCACCACCCCCGACTACTACGGCCGATACTTTAGTAACTCCTGCCGGAACAGTCCATGCAGTTGCCTGCGTAAATAATTGCTGACCGGGTCTAATCCATGACTCTGCAACAGAATTTAAGTCCCATATTCCGGAATTTTTATAATTTCCTAATACAGCTAATGTTGTTGCTGGCCTCAATGCTACCGTGATTGAATTATTTGAGAAGTCTACACTATCTGGATTTGAAAAAGTCCAAGGTGCTGGATCATAAACTCCGCCAGTCCAAGCTATACTTCCCATGCCTACAGTAGCATCATTAGTTCCATTTCCGCCAACTGTTCTAAAATTATTTAAATAAGGTGCAGTAAAAGTATCAGCCCCTCCGCTGTGTGCAGTTCCCGCTATTACCAATATTACAGATCCAGCAGTAATAGGCAAAATAGACGGAGGGTTAGGAATTCCTGTTCCAGCTTGTGTGTTTGTAGTAACCGCAACATCCAATGGACTACTGAAATCTACATTTCTCCATACATGCACTATTGCAGCATATCCGTCAGCTACAGAATCAGTCCCGCCTGTTATAGTTACAGAAGAATCGGGTATTCCCCCCATAAATTTATAACCAACTTGCGGGTTTGAATCTTCGAGAGCATTTGCATATAAGTCTGCAATAGGAGTATAACCGGATATCCTATAAGTTTTATTAGTAGTTCCGCAAAGTTCTATTGTAACTATTACTAGGTCGCCCGGTTGAGGAGATGTGTCAGTTCCTCCAGTTAAATTAGATAATGAGATTGAGATATTATTAATGGTTCCTGCACCGGATTGTGTTCTTCCACCTACATAGGTGAGAATACTGTTAGTCGCCGGTGCTCCATTTATATAACGATCTTCATCGTCAAATTGGACCGAGGCTCCAATATAACTACCATTTCCTCTTATATCATTCATGAGCTAATTTCTTCGTATGCACAAACAATTTTTAAGGCGCCAGTAAGAGATCCTAGGGATCGTAAACTATCCCCTTCTTCGATATATATCGGGCTTTCTTTATTAACTATTACGATAGTCGCATCGGGCGGAACAGATACAGTAGATGCAATTTCGTAAGCAGCTGCTGATCTAAAAAGATCTATAGTAACATCTGCTGCAACTGTGCCGTTTACATTCGAAACATAAAGAGATGTTAATTTTAATACTTTATTAGAGTTAGCGGCATTTGTTAAAAATGCTGTAGCAGATGTTCCCACTGCCTGTACCGCAGTTTTTCCCAATATCGATGTTATCGCTAGCATGTTAGGTGCTGTCATAATTTTTCCTTATCCAAAAATACTTGCCATAATATAGGCATAACCGACGCTGTTATTAGTTAGCAAGCCGTTAACATAAAGTCCATTATTATCAACTTTAATACGCTCACATGTACCGGCACCTAATAACAGTGTGCAAACACATCCTGCGGCTGCTGGTAATGAACCAATAACTGTGTTGTTAACACCAGTAGTGATATTGCATCCAGCACACACCCCAATTGCTATATTATTATAACCAGTTGTGTTACTACTTAAAGAATAATCTCCTTGAGCAATGTTAAAATTACCAAGAGTATTGGAATTAAGAGAACATTTACCAATTGCAATATTACTACAACCTAATAGATTAGATCTTAACGGTAGACTTCCTAATGCTACATTACTATAACCACCGATATTGTTACACAAAGCTCCGCAACCTATTGCTAGATTTTCAAAACCAATAGTATTATTTGCTAATGCAAAACACCCGAGTGCTATATTACTACTACCGCCTGTATTATATCGAAGAGTGCATAATCCTATTGCAATATTGTTACTGCCGAGTGTATTATCACACAATGCTCTTCTACCAATTGCAATGTTATTGCATCCAGCTGGATTTACAAGTGCTAAACATCCAATAGCAGTATTATCATTACCAGTCGTACCATGCAATGCACAATGGCCAATTGCTGTATTTCCCGAACCTCCTGTTGCGCATCCCATTGCTGTTCCACCGATGGCAACATTATTACTACCTGTCGACAAATCTCGTAATGCCCAATAACCGATTGCAATATTACAATTATTTGTCATTGTTGTATTGCCTGCACACCATCCAACAGCAACATTGGTATTAGCAGATGTATATCCAAACACAGTGCCCAATGATGTAGGAGTAGCTGCTGTTCCACTACCGCTACCGTTAAATAAAGTGCCGTTAATGTATAGACCAGTAGAATCTACTTTAATACGTTCGGTTGTTCCTGCACCAATCAACACAGTATTTGTTAATGCATCGACGCCTGGTAACGAACCTATAACCGTATTGCCAACTCCGGTAGTAATGGAACACCCAGCACATGCACCTATACCAATGTTAGTGCTTGCTACGCTATTAGCCAATGACAAACACCCGATAGCAATACTATTGTTGCTGTTTGCATTTCTTAATAACGCACATTGTCCTATAGCAATATTAGTATTACCAGTAGTATTGCATCCTAATGCATTAAATCCCAGAGCAATATTCGCAGTTCCGTTAGTATTATTACGCAGAGAATTGCAACCGATTGCAATATTATTATTGCCGCCAATGTTGCCACAAAGTGCTTGGTAACCTTGTGCATTATTGTTGGATCCGCCGGTATTACAAACGAGGGTAAAACATCCAGCAGCAAAGTTATTTGTACCTGAAGCAGTTAAGTTAAGAGCACAAAATCCCAAAGCGACATTACTTCCAGTTGGCGTAGTCAGTGCATATACAGTTCCTAAAGATGTCGGAGTAGCTGAAATTGCCTGACCTGTGCTTCCGGTATATCCTAATCCGCCTGATCCAACATATCCAATTGAGCCAGTGAATCCAATAATACCTTGACTGCCAATAAAACCTGCGCCCGTTGATCCAGTATATCCTACACCAATAGAACCTGTATATCCTATGCTGCCTGCATAACCAGCAGCAGTGCTTGCTGATCCAACATATCCAATATCGCCCCGACTTCCTGTATATCCAATATTACCAGTTGATCCAGTAAATCCAATAATACCCTGACTGCCTGCATAACCAGCAGCGTTACTGGCACTTCCAACAAATCCAGTATCACCTCTAGAACCAATAAATCCAGTAATACCTTGACTACCAGTAAATCCAATTGATCCAGTAAATCCAATTCCTCCTGAACCAGTAAATCCATTGCTACCAGTATATCCAGTATCACCTCTAGAACCAATAAATCCAGTATCACCTTGACTGCCAGTAAATCCAATTCCGCCCGAACCAGTAAATCCATTGCTGCCAGTAAATCCAAGTTCACCTTGACTTCCCGTATAGCCGATATCACCTTGACTTCCTATATATCCGGTATCACCCTGACTTCCTGTATATCCAATGCCACCGAATGAACCACTACTACCAACATAGCCAATATCACCTTGACTACCAATAAATCCAAGATCACCTTGACTGCCTGTGTAGCCAATATCACCTTGACTACCAGTATATCCGCCAGTTCCTTGACTACCGGTATATCCAAGATCACCTTGACTTCCCGTATAGCCGGTATCACCCTGACTTCCTATATATCCGCCAGTTCCCTGACTACCAGTATATCCAAGTTCACCTTGACTACCAATAAATCCAGTATCGCCTCGACTTCCGTCATATCCGCGACTACCGGTGAATCCTATTGATCCTGTGAAGCCAATTTCTGTGCTTGAGCTACCAGTGTAACCAAAACTACCGTCATATCCTTTACTACCTACATATCCCAAGCTGCCCGTAGAGCCTGTATAACCTACTAGACCTCGACTACCTACATAACCAGCAGATCCTGTATAGCCAAGACTACCTGTAAAACCAGTAAACCCTCGACTACCAAAGAATCCACGGCTTCCAAAGAACCCCTGTGAACCGGTAAATCCCTGACTGCCATCATATCCGGTATCACCGCGACTTCCGTCATATCCAGTAAATCCCCGACTTCCTGTATATCCAAGATCACCTTGACTACCAGTAAATCCAGTATCGCCTCGGCTACCATAGTATCCGGTGTCACCTTGACTACCAGTATATCCACGGCTTCCGTCAAAACCTTGAAGTCCACGGCTTCCTGTATATCCTCGACTGCCTGTATATCCTCTACTACCGTTTAATCCTGTGCTGCCCGTATATCCATCATTACCTTGACTACCAGTAAATCCAGTAAATCCACGTGATCCATCAAATCCTCTACTTCCTGTATAGGCTTGACTTCCTGTATAACCTAAGCTACCACGACTGCCAGTATATCCAGTGTCACCTTGACTACCAGTAAATCCAGTGCTCCCAGTAAACCCTCGAAGCCCTTCACTACCCGTATATCCAAGACTTCCTAAAAATCCAACAACGCCTCGACTTCCGGTATATCCAATAGAACCATCGCTACCAACGTATCCTGTGTCGCCACGACTACCTGTGTAGCCTCCTGCAGGTCCCTGAACACCTTGACTTCCTACAAACCCAGGATTTCCTTGACTTCCCACAAAACCAAATCGCGCAACTGTTGTGCTAAAAAATGGTCCAGAAATATCTACCCAAGCATATCCGTCAGCATCCAATGTGTAGATATACAATACATCGTTTGTAGGATCGTACCACTCGTCGCCTTCGTGAAAAATAGTATCAGCAGGAGGTTCATTTCCCATATAGTAGTTAGGAATACGATCACTTGCTCTGCCGCCGAGAGTAATGGTACTTGCAGTGTTAGCAAATACCATGTCTCCTACAATTTGTATAGTACCACTATTTGTTACTTGCAGTGTAACATTACCATCAGGCAAGTTAGAACTGATAGTGCCTGTTGAAAAAACTAAATTACCTAGACTGTTAGAATATACAACACCGGACCCAAAATTTACCAAAGTAAATCCAGTAGTCGTAGATGGTGTTAATCCCAACGCAGGTTGTGCCTGCGTAAGGTCTAAGAATTGAAAACGATCGTCTTGTAACTGACTTTGCCCAGTAGTTTTTACACGACCGCTTATTAAATTAGGCATTAGCAGTCTCCAATATACTCATAGTTAGTTTCATAGCACCTTCTACATCAGCATAGCAGCGAACACTATCCAAACTTTCAATAATCATTTTGCCAGTTGTCATACTAGCAGCATCATTGGGCGGAATAGCAAAATCTTTAATCATTTCAGTAGTAACATTTCCATCCTGAGCGCCATTTCCTTGTGCATCTCGCAACACCGGAAGATTTCGATGGTGACTGAATGACACAGTATGCGTCTGTGTGCTTACATTTGACACCTGTGTCATTAAAATAATAGAAGTAACACCAATCGGTGCTGTGTAAACAGTAGCAGTAGTACTAGTTGTTAGTATTGCTGTTTTAGTTTTAAATACGTTTAATGGTAATAATGCCATAATTTTTCCTTATTAGCCGCCTTCAATTGCTAAAATAAACGGTGTTAAGTTAGCAAATAGTGATTTAGTAAATGTTCTACCACTTAGAACACCAGTTGACTGACTTACAACTAGTCCCGGACCAATTCTAAAGTCACCGTTCTGATCTGTACTGGTAAAGAACACCTTACCATTATTTACTTGAACGACTTCTTTGCCTTGTATAGGATCTTTAATTCCACGTTGAGGTAATGCTCCATAGTTAGTACCAGCGCCTACATATTCAAATACATACCCGCTTGCACTCATGTAACTGCGTTGATAGAAGTTAACAATTGCACCATCTGGAAATAATGAAGTGTTGTTTACAGCTTCTTCAAGATTAACAATATGATGTGTTCCACTTCTTACCCAATAACTTAAACCAGAATATACAGAGTGGTAATTTCCCCCAAATTCTAAATCATATGTTAGTTGTCGAAGTATTAGTCTAATATCTCTCTTACATTTTTCGTGATCGTAGTCAGTAAATGTTAGATCAATAAAAGCAATAGTAGCTGCAACAATATCGTCATTGTTGTTGTTAATAGTTTCGATAGCAAGACTTGCACCAGCAGGAGGAGTAGCTTTCTTAATTCTAGAATTTTGAGGAACAATTAATTCAGCAGCTTCGGCGGTTGCAGCATCAACAATATCAATAATTGTATCAATGCGAGCGTTTACAAATGCAATTGCAGCAGAATTGACATTGGCATTTGTGAGGAGATCATCAATTCGAGTTTTAATAAATGTCAATGAGTCTATTTCCGGCGTTAATTGATTAGCGGGAATTATTCGATCGCCGATAGTCTTTCCAAACGAATTACTAACTTCGCTCGATAATACCGTATAATAAGAATTTCCACAGAAATACAAATTAAAGAAATCTGGATTTGATTCAAAGTTTGGATCTCGGCCACCGCCGATTAATCCTTTATTCAACGTCACTGTCTGGTATCCTACATCAGTAACAACTGTTCCAGATGACACATATCCTTCATTGCCTAATTGATCTCTGATATAGACTGAATTACCTACAGCGATTCCAGTTGTATCAATTCCGGTAATAACAATACTACCAGTAGTTAATACACCTAGACTAGGTTGAGCATTTAAGAATCCAGGATAACCTTGTTGATTTGTGTAAGGTACTAAATTCCCTTCTAAATCATAATAAGTCACCGGAGGCTCAACTTCCATAACAAGCGATATGTGCGGTCTATTTGCAGTGTCTGGAATATAAATTTCAACTACACCAGTTTTAGGCCAGTATCCAAACGGATAATATTCACCGTTAGGCTGATAGGTAGGGAACGGTGGATTATAAACTGTTCCGCTAAATTCTCTCTTACCATATCCACTGGCAAATAAACAAATATCTCCAAAGTTGCTGTTACTGTTAACAATAGATGCAATGCCGCCGTTGTCAACTTGAACACCAATCGAACAGAACACAGTAAAGACTGAAACTAACTGCGCATAACCATTGTTAGTAATATGAATTCCACGGCCACCTTGGTTAATTTGCGTAAATGCATCGTAAACAAATGACTGAATTGGACTACGGTCACTTACTACAGCACCGTCTACTAAACTTCCGCCCATTCCGCCAATCGGATCAACTTTTCTACTGTTCCAAGTGCTAGTGCTTCCCGTATATTCCAAGCTAAGTTGCTCTACTTCGCTATCTTGTATAGGAAATACTGATGTGTTACCAAAATACAATGTGCCATTTGACACAGCTCCAACTGTTGCATTAGATAATTTTATCGTATACACATTGTCAGTTTGTGTAGTAATGGCAATAATTTTAGGACTTTCTCTAACATCGTTTGAACTAACGCCGGTTGTTGCAAAAAATCCCGATCCGGCATATTCTATTGGAGCAACTCCGGGACCGTTTAATATAATGTTAGATATAATATCGTAATTTTTATTAACAGCCGTTTCTGCATATTCCCCTTTATCGAAGAATGTGTTTATAACTTGTGTTGCATTTGATCTAATAACTGCAATCGGAGTATTACTAATAATGTTGCTGCTTAACGATTTTAAATAGTTAATTGCATCCACAGTTATGTTTTCTTCTCCGGGAATTGCACTAGCAAGTCCCATATACCCTGGCACAATTATTTGAGGATATACAATTTGATAAGTTCTAGGCAATGGATTATTTTGTAACACTGCCTTGATCATATATTTCAAGTAGCTGTATGCTGCTACTACTTGAGGAATTTCGTTTTCAACATTAGTAGTTAAAGGATCAAATCCGTAATAATAAACGCCTGCCTGGACACTCTGCCTATTTCCGCCGTGCAGTAAATCAAATGCAACACAATCAATTATATAACCAATATCTCTAGAACAGGTTGTTTGATCGTAAACAAATCCAGGATTATTAGTATTAATCCACGCAATAGTATCGGCCTGAATAGCTGCTTTATTATCGAGCAATGCTTGATACGATGCAATAACAGCAGTGCTAGTTTTTGGCAATTGATTAGGTACAATAATATCACTTATTCCGTCAGTACCGTTGTTAATAATTCCAATAATTAAATTAAATCTAGCTAACACTACATCTATTTCTGGGTCAGTGTCTAGATAAGATACAGCTAATTCTCTAGCCACTTCAATAGCATTAGTTGTAGTAGTAGCTTCACCTGGAATTTGTGTTGATCCCTGTGCCCAATATTGCAATCCTGCAAAAGTGCTTTGTGTATTTCCGGAATACAGCAGATCTAAAGCAACAGAATCTACTATTAATTTTGTATCGCGTGTGCATTTAATTTTGTCAAATACAAACTTAGGTTTAAAATAGTAGTTAATATATGCAATAATTTCAGACTTGATGAACTCTCTATTTGCCAATAATAAAGTATACGAATTAATTACATTATTGTCTTCGCTTGCAGTCAAATTGATAGGAGTTCTAGGATAAACTGCCGAAGGACCGTTGTTGATAATGTCAGTAATGATGTCAATATCATCTGCGATATATGCTGATTCAATATCAGTACCAACATCGCCTAAAATAACTTGAGTTTCATTATTTCCAGACGTAGGAACAATAGATACTCCTTTAACAATATCTCTTGCAAGTAATTTAATATGGTTATAGGCAGCAGTAGCCTGTGAAATTTCGTAAGTTAGAGAGCTAGAAGTATTACTGAACCCATAGTAATAAACTCCCGCTTGTATACTTTGTCTGTTTCCGCTATGCAACAAGTCAAAGCTAACACAGTCAATAATATACCCTACATCTCTACGACATTTTGTTCTATCGTAAACAAAGCCAGTAAATGTTTCGTTTATATATGCGATGACTTCTGCACGAATTAGTTCTTTGTTAGCTGAAAGTAGTTTTGCAGCATTAACTACAGCCGCAGTTTCAGATGGTGTTAAGCTAATCGAAACAGGAGATAATGCTGCACCAGGTCCGGCATTAACAATGGTTAATATCAAATCAATGTTATCATTAATAATGATAGATTCTGCCGTAGTACCTACATTAGACGATAACACTTGTTCTATGTCATATTGATATTGACTAGGCAATCTCTGTCCGGTTACAATATAAGATGCAATTGTTTTAATATATTGGTATGCAGCAGTAACCTGAGCTTGTTCGTTAGGCACTGCACTAGATGTAGTTGAAAAGCCGTAATAATAAACTCCGCTCTGAATTGCTTGTCTATTACCGCCATATGCTAAATCAAACGAAACACTGTCGAGCATATACCCAACATCTCTAGAGCATTTAACAACATCGTATACAAACGATAACGATTTAATTGCTTCTACATAAGCAATTGCTTCAGCTTGAATATAAGATTTATTAGCTGTTAATAGTTCGTATGCAATTAGTGTATTGGCATTATTGCTAATTTCTAAACTGTTGGATACAATTCTGTCACTAACATTAGCCGTTCCGTTATTAATAATATCTAATATTAAATTAAATTCATCATATACTACTTGATCTTGTGCAATAGTTGCGCCGGTGCTAGTAGTATACTGTGATACTGCGCTTTGATATCTGTAACCACTTGTATCATTGTTAATTACTTTAATCGACAAGTCTCTTACATATTGAATTGCTGCTGTAGTTGTGCTAACTTCTCCAGGAATAGTTGTAGTAGTTTGATTCCAGTATTGTAATCCAGTGAAGTTACTTTGACTTGTTCCATTAAACAACAAATCTTGAGATAATGCATCAACAATTAATCCAATATCTCGAGAACATTTAACTTGATCATATGTAAATGCATTATTAGTTGCATCCACATAGGCAATAACTTCGTCTTCTATGAATAATTTATTAGCTTGTAACAAATTGTAAGAGTTAACAATACCGCTATCAGTTGTTCGGATACCGTTAGGCACAATTTGATTAGATACACCTGCTGTTCCGTTTAATATAATATTAGTTACAGTATTGAATAATGTGTCTATAGTTGCGGTAGTTTCTACACTGCCGGCATTTAGTAAATCAATTGTCTGAGTCGACACTGATTGCAATGCTGTTATTTCTTGATTAACTACAACACTTTTAGCCAACTGTTTAGCATAATTAATTGCACTAGTAGTAGTGCTAATTTCATTAGGGATCGAAGTAGTTCCTTGATTCCAGTATTGTAAACCTGCAAATATTGCCTGACTATTACTTTGATACAACAGATCAAATGCAAGACTGTCTACAATTAGTCCAGTATCTCGAGTGCATTTTGACTCGTCGTAGTTAAATCCGTTGCCATACAAATTGTCAATATAATCAGTTAGCTCAGATGCTAAGAAGTTTTTGTTGGCGGTTAAAATATTAAATGCATTAATTGCATTGGTATTAGTCGTTAACGCCAAACCAATTGGTTCAGGATCGGCCGCAATGCCAGGACCTGTAGTGATAATATCAGTAATTAAATTGAGATTGTCAGCAACTAATTCATATTCAACTAATGTTGCAGCAGGTAAATTGACAACTTGCGGAATCAATACTTGATACAAATTAGTATTTTGAATATTTTTAACAATGTTAACACACAAAGACGACATATAAGTCAATGCATCTATTGTCTTCTGTGGCTGATCACCTGGTAATAAACTTGTCAGACCGTTGTAATATTGTAGACCTGCGTATACTGTGTTGGCATTTCCGCCAGCAGCAGTATCTTCTGCTATTGCATCAAGTATTAATCCAATATCTCTAAAACATAAATTTTGCTGAGATTGAGTTAATCTAAATGTGTTATCAAATAAAGAACGAACATATGCACTTACTTCTGTTTGAACAAAATTTCTATTTCGTTTTAACAAATCGTTAGCATTTGAAAATCCAACTCCTAAGTTTGGACCAACAACCGGGTCAGGTGCAACTGAAGGACCTGTTAAAATAATGTCTTGTAGTAAAAGTATATTAGATGCTATATAAGGTGCTGCAACACTGCTGTCGCCTTTGCTTCCAGTATAGTAACTTAAACCCGCTTCTAGGGTTTTTGTATTTCCCCCAACTACAACATCTTGGCTAACCGCATCAATAATTAATCCAACATCTCGATAGCAAGAAGCTTTGTTATATTCAAAGTTAGGATATTGTGCATCCACGTATGCAGTAACTTCTTCTTGCAAGAATGTTCTGTTGGCTTGTAATAGAATTTCAGCACTAACATACGGAGTTTCTGGGCCGCAACTTTTAAATATTGCCGGAGCTACAGAAGTTCCACTGTTAATAATGCTGGTAATGATATTAATACCAGTTGTCAATTCTTCAGCTGCGATATCTCCGTCGACTAATGCAGTATTGATAATCTGCACCGTGTTTGAACTAATGCTAGGTGCCGCTTGATTTCTGATAATAAGTTGAGTTAATGTATTGATGTAATTAATAGCAGCAGTAGTTTGAACTTGCTGACCTTCAATTAGATTAATAACTCCGTTGTAATATGCTAATCCTGCTTCAACGCTCTTTTCGTTACCGCCAAATGTTGCATCGTATGCAATATTTTCAATAATAATACCAACGTCTCGAGCACATCGTGCTTGTTCGTATTCAAAAGTAGGGAATGTTTGATTTACGTAAGTAACAACTTGATCTTTAATAAATTCTTTATTTGCTAATAACAGCGTTCTTGCATTAAAAAACCCGGGTGTTTGTGGACCGCTAATAATGTTAAGTCCGCTAGATATAGTTCCGGTGCTCAGTGTTACTACAATAGTAGTAGTGTTTGCAGGGAAGGTTGTTGTGCCTACTGCAACAGGAACTTGAACAGTTTGGTTAGGAACAAACAAAGTTCCATCAATTAACCAAGGGCCAGTTTGATTTGTGCAGTTTTGAATATAAGGAGAGTGATAGATGTCAATCTTTTCTCCGTTAACTTGCGGCGGAAATGCAGTTGCATATGCACCTCGATTACTGCCCGAGTCGTAAGGACCGGATAATAAGCCACTGCGACCATTTGAGAATTGCATTTGTGCAAGATAGCATCCACTCTGAACGTGAAATAAATCCTGAGTTTTATTAATAGGTTCAATGCTGGTAGTTCTTAAATCAGTGCCAATAATAGCAGTGTTAGGCTGCATTAAAATTGGATTGTTTTCAAGGTATCGACCGCTGTTGACTCTAATTAATGTGCCTGGTCTATAGTAAGGACTCTTAACTGCACCACTGATTGTGCGACATGCTCTGCTAGGATCTTCTGCGCGACCGTCATTAGTGTCGTTTCCGTCCATTGTAACATACAATACATTTGTTACAACCGGAGCAGTTCCGATAGGATTGCGACCTTTTGCGTTAATTTCGCCGTTAATTTCTAACAAGCCCGCACCTGGATTAATGCTAATATTACCAGGGTTACTAATTTTGTTGGTTACTAAATTATCAACGTATGCGTCAAGCCAATTTCTTTCTGTGCTGCCTAAGCTGTAAGTTTTATCTGCATTAGGAATTATATTAGATGCAACTTCTGCATCAAAAATAACATTGTCATCTGGGCTGTTACCGATAACAATGTCGCCATCTGCTGTGATATTACCAGTAGTATGAAAATTTCCAGTTACGGTAGTATCGCCAATAAGATTAATCTTGTCGTTACCACTAGGTTGAATAGTAACTGGCCCAACCGAAGTGCTAATTGTACCAGAAGAAATAACTAACTTACCAATTTCAGCAGTGCCTGTGCCCGGACCTGTGTAAGTTGCTTTTAATTTTTTTGCGTTGATTGTTCCGTTGACGTCTAGCTCGTATGCAGGATTATTTTTCCTTATACCAATACGACCGCTTGTTACATCAAGGTAAAGTAAGTCAGTTTCAAATGCTAGATCTACACCATCGCGGAGTAGGTTTTTTGCTAGCAATGGACCGGATATGCGACCAATGGCCATTAGAGCTCCTCATCAACACCGAGTTTCACGGATAACCAAATTACATTGCTGGTTTACCACAGTATGAATCTGCCAAATACATTGGCATCGATGTATTTATTAGAGCTAGATTAAAGTGGTTGATTAGGATTCAAAAGCATTGCCAGCAGGGCCAGCTGGGAAGTATCCATCGAACCCGAGTAGTGCATAGACGGGTTTCGCTGGAACATTTCCATTAAACTGAATATACGTTCCTGCATTATACGAGAATGTTATCGTAGTTCCACTGCTTATAGCGCCAGTTGTAGGTAAACTAATACCTATTTCGTATCCTTCGTGAATAGCATTATAAACATGATCCACATTTGTAACTGTAGTTCCTAATTGTATTCCACTAGGTGCCGATACAGTTCTCCATGTATCTGAATCAGGATTTCCAGAATCAATGTTGGTTACGGTACTGTAGAATCCGCCTGCATCGATGTTTGTTAACGTGTTAACAAATAATACAGTAACGCCCGTAGTGGTGTTACTAGATAACAATGCAGTTTCAGGATTTGGATCAGAAATTAAAGTGTAATCAGTGTTTGGAGTTTGCCAAACATTCTCAACAAATACCAATATGTTTTGAGGTTTAGATATATTGACATTATATTCTAATGGCCCAAAGATAGTATCGTTATAATTTCCATATCCTAAATTTTGAGAAGTAATTGTTGCTTGACGAATAGTTCTTAAAATTTCCCAGGGTTTAAATCCAGGATTCTGACTGTTGTATACTTCAAATTCTTGTAAAGTAGTATTAAATCTAATAGTGCCGTCGACTAAATTAGTAGGTCGATCTTCCTTTGCACCGTAAGGAACTTCCATACTAGATGCACTAGAAGTAACAATTCGATCATCCTGCAGAACAGAGAATCGATCGTTTTGCGGATCTTTCTTGTTGAGGGCAAGTTTTTTAATATATCTCATGATGTGCGTACAGAACTAATAGTTGCTACTACGATATTATTTACTGTAGCTTTGGCCCAAATTTCATCGTCATTATCTAAAATAAGTTTTTCAGCATCAAAAACAAACGTTTCTGACTTAGGTAATGATAAAGAATTAATAATTTGTGTCGAACTTGTGCCCGGAGGAATTCCGTTTGGGTTGACAAAAATATCAACTAAACAATCATCCACATCTGAAGTATTGCAGAAAAACATGGTAGTAACTGCCTGTTCTCCAGTTGCTAAAAATAGTCGTGTAGCCTGAGTTGATTCAACTCGAATATTTGTAATAGACATGTATATAACCTTAAAATATGATTCCGTAAATGATTGCTTTTCTACGGCTTACAAGCTCGTCGCTATCAGTTGTATTTACGTAATATAAACCTGTGCCGCCGCCGCCGGGCGTTCCTGAGTTGTAAATAGTTGTGTTAAATTCTTCCGGAGTTATACCATAAGGATACTCTTTTAACTTTAACGGAGAATCAATTGCAACTGATGCAGTTCCACTTACAATGTTAGTGCCTGTTTGTACCTGAAGTACCAAATCAGTAGCAGTAGTATTGACACTAATAACATGATCGTTAATAGTAATACCTTGTATTTGTGCTTCTGTACCTTCTAATCTAAATACTACATTGGTGCTAGTATTGAGTGTTCCCCAAATTTTTGACGAAGGTGCAAAAAACGGATCAGTTGGAGCTAGAGAATTATCAACAATTCTGAATGCAGAATCTCCTACTTGCAATCTCTTTGCAATATCAGTGCCCGAATAAACTGCACTATCTACGTATTTTTTGTTAGGGATATCGTCATCGTCAAGCACTCTCGATGCGTAGTTATCAGTACCTTTAACATTAATCATCCCTAGAGGATTATCATCGCCGAGAATATTTAATGTTAAATTTCCGTTACTTTGATTAATTCTAATTGCATTTATTTGAATTGCAGAGCCTGCTAATGCAGAGTTAAATTCAAATACTCCTCGAGTAGACACACTGGAAACGTTCCAATAGTTAGCATCATTATAAAGCAATGTTGCAGCATTAGGTAATTCATCACTGTTTCCCCGTGCAATCAGCAGACCGCTAGTTCCGAGACTAACATAGGCATTAGTTTCACCGCTGTTTAACACTAGAATATTATCTTTTATTCTAGAATCTTGCACTTCAATTTGTGTGCTTTGTCCAATAACATCTAAATTACCAATGATAGTTACTGTACCAGTATGGTCAGTAGAAGCATTGGTCACATTGATTGTTATGTCACCATTTCTTGCATCTAACAGGTAGTTGCCTGATACTTTTAAAACATCGGTACTCATTGAAAATTCCTTTACTGTATTTATTGGATTACCAAACTCTTAGTTTAACGTAGTCGATTACCGGTGTATCTTTATGCGGCCAGTTTGGATGACTTTGAAATCTAATACCTACTCCAAATGAACTGTCTAGCACCATCGCTCGAGTAATATCAGCGTTCCAAGTGTCAGTATCACTTCCGTATATTTTAATTTGATCTAACTTAAAATCTGCACGATTATGACCAATAAATTCATCATTGTGTCTTAGTCGAATTGTTTCGTCGGTTACGCGGCCTTTGCGATTCATTGCAATTAATACTTCAACTCCTGAAATTGTTTCAGGAACGTTATTCAGCCTAAAATTAGTAAGATATAGATAGTAAGTTTTTGTTTTACGATCATTAACACTGGGATTTGCTACATGATATAAATCGCTTTCAGTGTTGATAGCACCATATAGATCTGATTTAATTCCAGAAAATCCAGTATCTTCGCCGCGCCAGCGTGCGTGCTGTTCCACTTCAGCTTGTTGAATTATATTTTCGGCAAATGCCCAATTAGTAGTCATAGCAATATTTACCTAAAAGAAAAGGACTCCAAAGAGTCCTTTTTATAGTTTAATTAAATTAAACGCTAGCGATAGTAACAACTGTGCCAGTTGCAGCACCTAGTGTCCATCCAGAAGCGGCTGTTCCGCCTGTAGGAATAGATACCAATGCAGTACTAGTGTTAGTTCTGTTGACTAAGTTTGCTTTACGAGCGGTTAGTTTAGTTACATAGTATGTAGCGCCGCCGTGATCTGTAGCAATAATACTCATTTGTCCTGCTGCTAGTGTACCAGCTGCAACCAATTTGCACTGTCCAGTACCTTCGCTGTTACGAACCAAATAACGTCTGCTGGATTCTTGTTTGATAATATCTCCGCCAGTAACAGCATTCGAACCAGTAGTCAAGTAAGAAGTAAATGAAATTGCATCTTGTTGAGTCGATGTCAATGCAACTGAAGTAAATGTTACTGATTGAGTCGGAGTTGCAGTCGGAGCAGCAGAATATCCAGAACCTTTTTCAGTAATAACAACATCACTAGCACGGAATGTAATAGCAACAGTCTGGCCAGTACCAGTCGATCCACTGCCGCCGGTAGTCTTACCAACTACTGTAACAGCTAACCCAGTTTTGTTAGTTGGCAATGTTGTGAATGATCCACGGTTAGTGCCAGTACCGACAAAATCAATAGATTGAATTTCACCTTGGCCACTACCTACAGTAGCAACACGACCCACTGTACCAGTAACACCAGCAAATGTAATCAGGTCACCGACTACATAATTAATACCATTCAATAATGTACCGTCTGGAGAAACTGTGTTTGCTTCAGATGTAATAGTACCAGTAGCACGAACACCACCTGAAATTTGTGGTGTGCTGAATGTAAATGTTGGGCGAGTTGTGTAATTACCAGTTGCGTTTAATACAACGCTTGCTACACCTTCACCGCCGATACCATTGTCAGCACTTGTGCTGCCTGATCCGGTATTTAAGTTACCGAAAAACTTCTTTTTAATTGGACGTCCCATTTTGTTTTCCTTTATGTTTATGACGTTCTAGGTCTACATGGATGGTTACCACATAAACTCTCTATTAAGAGCGAACAGTGTTATTTATGATTGTGTGTTCTGTTCTATGAAAGTAATAAATTCGCTAATTTCTTTAAAAATTTTTGCAGCCATCGGATCAGAAGAGTATGGCATCAATTCAGTTTTATACAACTTATATTGTGAGATAAAGCTGTTAAATTGATCAATCGGTGGTATAATATTTGATTTTATATAACTATCAAGTAGTCTCTTAATTGTCATTTTACTAGTATCAGTGTTCCATCTATATGCTATCCAATTAATTCTTAAAAATTTAGAAATAGCATAATCTTGAGAAATTGCACCAAATGCTTTAATTTTACTTAACATATAGTTGTTATATAATTCCGGGTGTGCTTTAAAAATTTTAAATACCTTGCGGCCAACTTTTTTAGCATCTTTTTCATTACCAGTAATCTCATATGTATTAATCGATATATAGTCAGAAACCATCTTTACATACTCCGCAGGAGGCAATTGCTGGGCCCACACATGAGTCCAACTATTGTTATGTTTTTCTGGTTTTTTTGAATTGTAAAACATCTTAACCAATTTAACAGCAGTGGGATCAAGTGCCATTCCTTGATAAGGTTCAGCAGGATGCAATATGCCTGCTCCGTTGTCTAATACTACATCATAGCCAATCAGTCGTAACAGTTTGTTCCATGCTACCGAAGTTCTATTGGCTATTAATCGGTCATCGTCAGGATCGTCGGGATCGGCGGTTGTTAGCACACTTGAAAGTCTCATTAAAATATACCATAATCTACTACCTGGTTGTGCGGTTCTTGCACTGTAAGTAGAATCTACGATTATTTCTGCCAAATTTTCCCCCAACTTCTCTGCATCAATTTTAAATGTAGACGCTAGATTAGGAAGTAACTTATAAATTTTCTCAATTGCCCAAGTAAATGAAGACTCTGATAACTGATCAATTTCTACAGAGTTATTAACTATTTCAACAATCTGTATATAAGGTGCAGAATCTTGAAATTCCATTTTTTCACCATTACGTTTTTTCTTAAGATAATAATCAGCTGGATAAAAACAAATAGCCAATGGAGTATTATATTTAGATTGCGGATTAACACCTAGTTTAGGCAGTTGAGTTAATGTTACTCCGTAATATTGTATATCTGAATAAGATAATGTTTTTAAGAATTCAACCGCTGCTGCATGTCCCTCTTTTTTGATATTTTGTGTGGGATTTCGTCGCAGTTCAGATAATAAATCATTAATTTTCATATTGATATTTATTAGAAATCTAAGTCAATAGAAAACCCGCCGAAGCGGGTTTTTATTTGGTATAATACCAAGTATTTGATTATCTGAAACTTACGTTTGCGCTAGTGATAGCAACTTTACCTAAGTAGTCAGCTGCGTTACCGAGCGAACTAGCAGTGTTGCTTAACTGTACGTAACCGTAACGTGTTAAGAAACCAACGACTGGTTCGAATGTTGCTGGATCAAGAACAACACCGGAGCTCATCAAAGGAATGTAAGGGCAGTAGAATGCTGGAGCATCTGCTTCGCTTGTACCTTTGTAACCGATCAAGATCTGGTTAACATCATCATCATCAGACTTGTAAGAGTCAACATAAATCTTCATTGCACCGTTCAATGTACCAACAAACTTTGTGTTTGTAGGAGCTTCGAAAGTACCTTCTGTAGTACGTGCAAATGCCGAAGTAGTTGCAGACTGAAGAATTGTCAACGCTTGGTTAGAAACAACAGCCCAGTTACCTGCACCACGACGTGTACGTTGTGCGATCAAGTTGCTTACGCGATTGATCTGGATAGCTAGAGCAGCGTGCTCGTCACCGACGAATGTAGCTGTACCAGAAACTAGTGCCTGGTCATATGTCTGTTCAACAGTAGCCAAACCACGTAGACTTGTTAGAATCTCTTGGTCGATTTCTGCTGTGATTTCTTGTGCTAGAGCAGCCATGATTTCTGCTTCGATGTCAATACCTTGTTGGGCTTGTGCATCTTGTGCAGCCTCGAATGTCCAACGAGCGCTGAGCTTACGGCTCTTAGCTTCAACTGGAGCCTTCAAGATTTGAATGCTCATACGCTTGCCTGGTTGACCTTCTAGAACGCTAGTAGTATTAGCACCTGGGCTAGTAGTACTGTCGTTGTTACCAGAATAACCAGCTGCGATCTTGAATGGGCTTAGTGCTTCGTCACCTGCAACCACGTTGTCACCGCTATCTGCATAACGAACACGTAGAGTGTGGATCTGAGCAACTGGGCCAGTCATAGGCTGAACACCGATGATTTCGTTCGCAATAACAGTCGGCATAACACGACGGATAACTGGAAGAATAACACGGTTTAGTGTTGCAATGTTACCAGAGCTTGTAGCGCCAGCAGATGCACTTTCACCTAAATAACGGCGTGTGTTTTCTAAACAAACTGCCATAGACGACTTGCGGTTACCTGATAGGCCTTCAAGCAGAGCTTCTTTGGTCTCTGACCATCTTTCATTTAATAATTGTGACATTTATGTCTCCTTGAATATAATTATTTTAATCCCGCTAGTTTGCGGATATCTAAAATGTTATCTAAGCCTACCTGTGGCTGAGCTTTGACTTCTCTGTTTCCAGTTACGGATGTTGATTCAGTTAAAGCAGTTTTCACTACTTTTCTTTTCTCGCCTTCCATTACTGCGGGTAGGTATTTGTCAAATGCTGTAGATAATTTAGAAGTTTGAACACTTTCTAATAGACTACGCATAAGTTCTCTTTTGTCAGCGCCCAAAGGTGCTAACATTTCGCTCATGATTGCTTTGCGTTCTGCTAAATCTTTCTGAACACGTAAATTGCGCTCGGTAGATTCGACAATGCTCTGCTTTTTTACAAGAGCTTGCTTTGCTTCAGTTAATTCTAAATCTTTCTTCTCGATAACCTTTAACAACTTAGTTGTCTCAGACTTTTCGTTCATGTAAGATGCAGAATATTCTTGTGCAAATGCTTCAAATAGGCGGCGTCCAAATGCATTAGTACGGGCACTATCAATATCTTCTTTCAATTGCTTGATTTCAGATGTTAACTTTTTAGTAACTGTACTTTCTACAACTTGAGCACTACGCTTAATGAATTGTGTTTTGATATCATCAAAACGTACTTTAGCTTCTCTAACAATCTTAACTTTAGCTTCCGCTAGGTCTTTCTTGTCTTGAGTAAATTCGTGAACTTCTTTAGCTAAAGCGTGAACAATAAATTGTTCCATTTTTTGGAAATTCTCAGCAACTTTTTGACGGTCACTTTGAAATTCTACTAACTCTTTTCCTAGCTGATTTACGATAAATGATTCTAAAACTTTAGCATCACCTTTCATCTTGTGTTGATAAGCAACTTTAGCTTCCGCTAATGCACGCTTGTCTTCAGCAAGTTCAGCCATTTCTGCGGCCAATCTCTCACTCAACATTCTATCGATTGCTTCAACCATAACACCCTTGTCGTGTGTATATTTTTGAGCAAACTCTTCGCGTAGTTGAGCGGTGATTTGGTCGCGGTTCTCTTGAATTTTGGCAGTAAATGCAGTCTCGACTACTGTCTTCGTCTCTTCTGACATCACCCCGGATTCTACTAATTGTTTGAATGCGTCCAACATCACGTTTCTCCTTCCGGTTATTTCAAACCGTTGATAATGTTTAGCATCGCCTCGCGGAGATACTTTTGTGCTTTGGGATCTTGTTTAACCTCGTGCGCCACCCCAATCGCTCTATTACCGCCTCTCATATTCATGAGATGCTCATAGACCGGTGTAGGATAAGCTCCTGGTGCAGAAGGCTGAGCAACGATGTCAACTGTAATAATCTCAAAGTCGGCTACTTCTCCAGTTCTGTCGTTCACGTTACCGCTACCTCTAGAACTAACACCAAGTTTTACGCCTGCTTCGAGCATGGTACGAATTAAATTGCCCATAGGAGTAGGTAAGATTTTCATCTTACCGTATCCGTTAGGACCGTCCATCCACATATCTGTGATCATATGGCTAACACGGTCTAAATTCACTTTTAGGTCATCTGGATGATCTACTTCGCCTAACACAGAATAGCCGTTTTGAATTTGATCATTAAGGGTTTTTACTGCATTAGTAATTTCGCCAACGGGATAAACTCGTTGATTTGCATTGCGAATGCCACCTTGAATAGCGATACCTTTTAAGAAAAGGTTTTTGCCTTCCTTATCGTCCGACTCTAATACCACGCGGGCTTGGTCGAAACTTAGGTGTTCTCTTAGGTATTGTATGTGGCTCATCCGTATTTCCTAATTACTTTGCTGGCTTTAAGAACTGAGGGATTTTCTTGACGTCAGTTTGGCCTGCTTTGTCGCCCTTGCCAGAACCTACTGGACCAGCTGATCCGCCCTTTTTCTCAGCACCGTGGCCTGCTGGAACTTTCTTAACTGTCTTGATACCGCTCTTAACGCCATCAACATTGTGTGTTCCACCGCCTACGAACTTGCCGCCGCTCTTTAGAACGCCGCCAACTCCTGGTTTTCTATCTTCGCCGGTAGCATTTTGTACAATGTTACCTGCACTTACTTTACCGTCGCTCATACGTTTTGGATTTTGTAAGCCGACACTCTTTGTGTTTGCACCGGAAGCTTCTGTTTTACCAGCAACTTTACCGCCTGCATATGGCTTACCAACAACTTCACGATATTCGCGCATAAATGCTTCTTCAGCTTTTTGATCGCTATCGTCTTCTTCGTCATCACTTGTGTCGTCGTCACTGCCGAACTCGTCGTCGCCCATGTCGTCGTCACTTGTGTCGTCGTCACTGCCGAACTCGTCGTCGCCCATGTCGTCGCCGCCGAACTCGTCATCACCCATTTCATCATCTGGGCTTGTGCCGTCGATCATTTGTTGGAATGCTGCTTTGATTTCAGCAAAGTCTTGGTCGATATCCATTTTTAGATCTTCAATATCGCCTTTAGTAGCAGGCTCTCCGCCGCCCATGTCGTCGCCGCCCATGTCGCCCATGTCGTCTCCGCCCATGTCGCCCATTGAATCGTCTTCAACATCACCTAACATATCGTCAGATGCATCTTGTGGAGGCATTTCGTCACCTTCACCGCCGATTTCATAGACGCTCTCGTCGTCTTGGCCCATAAAGCCTTCTTCTACGGATTCGTCTTCATCTTCAGAAGCTTCTTCCATTTCTTCGTCGTCTTCACGACCTTCTTCCATATCTTCGTCGTCTGCTTCTTCAGCAATTAGATTTTCATAAATTTCTCTAGATTTCTCAACAACGATCTCGTGGAACAAAGCATTTGCTTGATCCATCTCTTCGTTTACAAGAAGATCTAATAGTTTCTCAAACTTGTTAGACATTGTAGGTTCTCCTTAATTTGTTTGGCAAGGCTGTCGTGTATATTTACAGCCATTCAGATATACTTATGTGAAATAGGCCAAAAACGGTCAGTTTGCGGCCTAAAGGTTAAATTAGTTAAAATATTTTGACAATTTTAATTACATTGCAGGCATTGCGCCAGCGCCTGCTTCAGGAGGAGGTGGTGCATACATAGTTCTAACTAATGCAAGTTCTTCTTTCTTTTCACGTTCGCGAGCATCGCCAGCCTTACGTAAATTATTAAGCATCTTCAATGTTAGGCGACATCTGTCTTTTCTTAGATCAGATACCGAGACTATACTAGAATCATGATTAGGATCGTATCGATCCTTGTCATACATTTCTGCTTGATCTTCGTCAAAATAGATAAACTCGTTTAATAGCATATTCTTATTTATACTTGTCCGGCGCCCGGAGCGGGTGTGGTAGGAGCGCCGCCGGCACTTGGAGGTGGTGCTTCTGGCATTCCGTCTGCTTGTAGATCTTCTGGACCCATGTCACTTTGTCCTAATGTATCCATATCGCTAGCCAAGCCGCCTGTAGTAACACCCATGCTACGCATTTCTGCTTGAGCACTTAGGTTAGTTTCGGCATCAACATTCTCCTCACGCCACATCTGTTCGTTCTCTGCAATCTCTTCAGCAGTTAATCCTAAGAATCGTTTCAATGCAAAACGCTTGCTAATGTAAGGAACTTCTGCAATACTGCCGTAAGTAGTAACTCGTGCAGTGTCCATTTCAACTTGACGGTATGCTGCAAAGTTTTGCGGAGGATTAAACTTAAGATCAAACAAGTTAGGATCAATGTTGATACCTTTCTTGAATAGATATTGCTTAAATTCGCTGTCAAACTGATCGTTTACAAGACTTTGCAAGCGTTCGCAGTAGTTGTTAAAGCGTAATTCTTGGATATACGCTGTGCCCACACGACCGTCGTTAAACTGTGCAGCACTGTCATCAGTGCCAGTTGGCAAGTAACTGCTAGGGATACGTAACGCACGCATCAATTTCTGTGTAAAGAACAGCAAGTCGTCAATTTCACCTAGGTTTGTACCGCCCGGAAGAACATCAACTTTACTACCACGACCTTCAGCAGTCTGCGGGAAAAAGTAGTCTTCGTTGATACTTAACGGATTATAACCGCTGTCAATAACACTTTGTCCGCCACCTTGCACACTAGGAATACGGCGCTGGTTAACTTCGTTTTTTACACGTTCGACGAAGCTCATTGCCAAGTGACTTGGCATATTTCCCACATCAATATAAAATACACGACGTTCTGGAGCACGTTGAATACGATAGATTAGAATCGCATCTTCAAGTAATTCTTTTTGTTTGTAAACTTTAAAAATAGTTTCCATTAAGCTGTTGCCAAACGGAAAGTTATTGTCTAAACCTTCGCTCAAACTCAAATGAATCACATTTTCAGCGTCAATAGCCCACTGATTTTGATTCATTTGGAAACGATTTCCTGTGCTTTGCGGATAAGCACCTACCATACCGCGCTGCTGTGCACCACCTGTAACATAAGTTGTTCCGCCCGGAGTAGCATTTTGATTGCTAGGATTGATCTGCGTAACAGTTAAGTTTTGAAAGTTGATATTAACGTCACGAATAACATATTGTTCGGGCTTTTTACCGTCACTTTCGTTAACAATAATTCTATCAACTTTACTTGGATCAATATAAAACCAGCTTTGTGTTTCTGGATCTCTAATAAAGAAACAGTCCCCATACTTAAATGTATTACGAATGATCTTAAACATGCGAACACCAAATTTATTCAATTTTGTCCATTGTTGCATGTATTTTTTGATTAATTTTACTTCAGTAGATGTGCTTTGCTCTTTGAAGAATACTTGGAACGGTGTTCCGTTTTCTTCATTTGATTGTGTGCAAAACTCTGCCAAGATGTCAAACGCTGCATTAACTTCCGGATCCATGTCCATTGTGTCATACTGTGAGTAACGCTCTAATCTATTAGGATGTCCACTGTAAACATCGGGCAAGTAAGAGGAATAGTTAGTGCGAGAAGGATTGGCAGATGATCTGCCGGCTGAGCTTAATGGGCTCATGTTGCCAGTTGGCACAGGTGTGAAGTAACGTTTCCAGGACATAATTTTAAGTTGGGAATAAATTTCTATTTAAAGATTTGGTAGCAGCAACATTTCGTTTAATGTTCTCGGATGATTCTCTCATCACCGTTAGCATCTCTTTAGTTAAGCTATTTAACTGTTGTATGCTCGCTTGTAAATTATTGTTTTGATTAGCTGTAACCGCATTTGTCACCAGCTTGGCCATCTGATCAGGTGTAATAACAGACTCAGTTCCATGCAGTTCAACATCTGTTTTAGCTCCAAAGTTTTCAAACAAATTGCCAGTTTTGCCTAAACTACCAGTATCTCGACGAGTTTTAGTTTTGCTAAACTCTGCCATTAACTTATCTTCATCAACTGATCGTAAAAATGACGCTGCTTCCGGCCCTCCGGTCATCAATGCCTGTTCATTTTCAGATTCAAGTCTAGCTTTTTCATTTGCTAACATTTGTTGATACACAGGATCAGCTTGTATTTTTGCTTTTTCTTCTTTTTCAAGATCAGTTTCGTCGAATAAAAATCTAGCAATACGACTATTCTTTCTTAATGCTGCTATAACAAAATCTAGAATTCCTGCCACAGCAGATGCCAGCATCGGTTTAACACTTTGCCATAGTTCTATCATTGCAGGTCTTACTGCTTCCCAGACATTTGATAGTCCTTCAACTGCACCTTTAGCAAATGTTGTCAGGAATCCGGCTACTCCGCCGCCGGCATTTTTTAATTTTTTCATAAAATCTTCTAACCATTCTCCGGCCTTTTTAATAGTTGGAGAAAAATCTTGTACTAGTTTAGTCATTACTTCAGTAACTGTCGTAGCAAGAGTAGCCATAATGGGTGTAAGTATTTTTATAATAGGCGATAGACCGTTCCACATTGCGCTGCCTAAATCTTTTAACGCACGTTCACCGGCAATCATTGCAGCAGCTTCAGAAGCTTGCAAATCCTTTTTAACAAATGCAGCTTCTCGATCAGCCCTTGTCTGTTGAGCAGTTCTGTTGTTAGCTTCTCCTATTTTTTGAATAGTATCACCTAATCCACTGCCCATTGTAGTAAGTGCATAGTTTACTTGCCCAGAATATTTTTTAGATTCTTTTAATTGCGTGTCTTGATTATTAAGAAACTGACGTTCCATGTCTTGACGACTTTTACTGCTGTCAGCTACCATATTGGCAGATTGTCTAATTCCAGCGGCAGCTTCTCCATACATTGCAGTATATTGTTGTGCAGCTTTAGTAGTCGGAGCAACTCCCATGATCTCTGCTTGAAAAGCATCAGCAGCTCCCTTGCCGCCTGTGGCCAATGCCAACGCAAGTCCTTGTGTTGCTTTTGCTTTTTCAGCTTCGCTCATACCTTGTAGTTTAGCTTGGAATGCTGCATTAGATGCTTGCTGTTTTAATTCTTCAGCTTTAGCTGATCGTTCTTCACCTGTTATTCTTGCTAAAGAATCTAATTGTTCCAAATATGCAGCAGACGATTCAGTAATAGCTTTTGAATTTTTCATCTCGGCAGCATTTCTACCTCCAGTAGTTGCAAGATAGCCTGCTAATCCGTTATTAACTTGTTCAGCAGTATAACCTAAATTCATTAAGTATCTCCCTGCATCGCTACGCACCATCGAAGATGCCATCTTAACAAATGCTTCTGCACCCCCATTAACAGTGCTGCCTAACATAGCAAATGTCTTAGAATTTTTAGCTAAAACATTTGAAAACTCACCTAAAGTAAGATAAGAATCAGCAGCCGCTACACGCATCCGTGTAAGGTCGCCTGCAAAATTAACGCCTACACTTGTAAGACGTATATACACATCTAAGTTTGCTTCTTGAAATTTTGCTAATCTTTCAAATAAACCTACAATACCGGAAAGTGCGCCACCAAATATAGGTATCTGTGCAGTGACGTTACTCAGTGCATTATAAAAATCACTTATACGGGCATTGCCATCCATTGCTTTACTTGCAAGCTGTATAAAGCCTTTTGTCATGCCCCCAAGCACTCCGGCAACGCCAGAGATTACTGTAGACAATATGTTAAATGCACCGCGTATGGCACCCGTTATTAATGATAGCCCGTTAAAGCCAGAAGACAATGCAGTAGCAGCACTGGCTGCGGCACCTAATGCGCTGCCTGCTCCGCCACCTCCGCCAGAACTTCCTGTTCGTATAATACTCTGGTTAACTTTCCTCATCTCATCAAGAAGCTTCTGAAGAGTATCTTCAGTGGCCATATTTTGCAGATCTACTGCTTCTGTCCCAATTGTTCCTGTTACATTTGCCATTATATTCTCGGTATTATAGTGGTAGATAAATAATTATCATACCGTATCAAGTTATTTATTTGGGAGCAAGATATATGAATTCACCTGCAAAGTTTAATAAAAATCCATTAGCATCATTAATGAGACAGCCTAAGATCTATATTAAATTGCCTAGTAACGGAGAATTTTGGCCACAAGGCAGTATACAACCTACAGAAACAGGAGAGTATCCAGTATATTCAATGACAGCGCAAGATGAGTTGAGATTGAAAATTCCAGATGCTCTCATGAATGGACAAGCAATGGTTGATGTTATTGAAAATTGTATTCCAAATATTAAGAATGCTTGGGCAATGCCCAATATTGATATGGATATTATTCTGATTGCAATACGCATTGCAACCTACGGTGAGAAGATGAAATTGCCAATTGGTGTAGATAATTTTGAATACGAGTTAGATTTACGATACATTATGGCTAACTTAATGGATCAAATTTCGTGGAATCCAGATGTACAAATTAATCCAGAATTGGTAGTATATGTCAAGCCCATTAACTATCGACAAATTTCAGAAAGCGTGCTGCAAGGGTTTGAAACACAACGTGTCATTGAACTTGCTAATAATTCTTCAATGAGTGAAGATGAAAAAATACGAACTTTCAAAGAAAAGTTTGATAAACTCAATGCATTAACTACAGGGCTTATACACAATTCTGTTTATAAAATTGAATCAAGCCAAGGTTCGACTGATAATTTTCAATTTATTCGAGAATTTTTAGAAAATGCAGATAAAGAAATATTTGATGTAATCAAATCACATATTGAATTAATGCGTGAACGTAATTCTATTAAGCCTCTAAAGATTGAACCAACGCCGGAAATGATCGCAGCCGGCATTCCGGATAAAATTATCGAACTACCATTAGTGTTCGACGCTTCAACTTTTTTCGCTTAAGGCTTTTGTCTCTATCTTTGGAAGAGATTGACCAGATCACCAAAGAGATGGAAGAAGAAACAAAAGCCTTAAAAGACGAACTTTTTAGATTTTGCTGGTATATGAGAGGCGGTGTAACTATCACAGAAGCCTACGATTTGTCTAGTGAGGACAGAGAGATTATAGCTAATATAATTGAAAAAAATCTAGAAGTAACTAAAAAAACTACTCTGCCTTTCTTTTAAGGCTTTGATTTTAATAAGTTTTCAATACTGTCAAGTCTAGCTCTGAGGTCAGCTAATTCTGAGTCTCCAGCAGCTCTAGACGAAGGAGTAACTCCAGAAGATGCTCCAGCTTGTCGAGCAATGATATTGTCAGCTGAGTTAGGATTGTCAGAACTTCCGCTATTATACGATGGAGCTACTGAACTAAAGTTATGCCCAGCTTTCCCTCCTGCCAACCCTCGTTGAAAACCTCCAATTGCAGCACCGCCTACTTGCCCTATTCCACCAATAGCCTGACTTGCAAAATTCCCCGCACCTCTTAAGAATCCGTTCACCTTGCTTCCGGCATTTCCTCCGCTAGCAGGTGCAGGTTGAGTAGCAGCACCTACAGTTGCATTAGGTGAATTAGTTGCACCACCTGCAGATTGAGCTGGTGCACTAGGAGTAGCTGTCCCGGCTGCTGTTGTATTAGGAGCAGCAGTATTAGTTGCAGCTGGTGCACCAGGAGCAGCGGCAGCAGTTGCTGGACTACCTGCAGGTTGAGTAGCTGCACTAGCAGTTGTTGAGTTAGGAATTTTTCCAGGAGCGGCCGGACTAGCTTGTGTAGATGGGCCTGTTTGATTTGTTCGTCCAGGCTGACTATAAGCCCCTTGACTAGGAGTAGCTGTCGGAGCTTGAGTCTTTGGTTTGTTAGGTGGAAGTTTAGCAGGATTAACAGTAGTTGTTTGTCCTGCATACCCGGGTTGAGCTCCGCCAAAATTAGTTTTCTGTGTTGGCTGCAATAATGCTGCTTTTTGAGCTTCGTATAAATCTTTTTCTCGCTCGCTTAAAATCTGACTAAATCTCATGGGTATTCCTTAAAAGATGTTTTAATAGTTTTATTTATATACTATAGTGAGCTAGCGCTCACTTGCTTCATCGCTTATCAGCTCGAAGCTATTTTTAAGAGGAAATACTGAAAGAAGATTTACTGCGAAGTGTTAACGAAGCAGATATATACTCATCTAGATTGATCGGTCACACTTAGCCCAGAAAGGGCTAAGAAAATAAAGGTTCTCATCTGAGTTGACCATAAATCACATAGTGTTAGAACTACAAGCATTTCTGCTAGCGTAGGCGGTTGACCGATACCTACTCATTCTGTCTTATACAACGGCGGCTTACAAATATACACTATCATATTTGTAAAGCGTGGAGTTTTAGTTTGTTACTCCATCCTTGGGCCTTTTAAAATTTTCTTCAAACAATCAAATCGCGGCAGTTAAGCGATCTTCGTCCTGTGAAGGATAGTGATTGAGTGCTTGCTTCAGCGGCAAGTCTTCCGTCCCCGTTATTATCCGGTTGTCTCTGGGCACACGATTTTAGCCTGTGCGAGCATTACTGAATTGTTAAACCTTGATTAAATTTTTGTTTTTATGTGAGAGCCATGGACACGGACTTGGATATGTCCGTTATAGTAATCGTCGGATTCTAATACTTTGCGGTCGAATTGTTCGCGGGCCTCAATGTAAGATGTTTCTGCTTTGGATTTACAATAGTATAATATTTCTCGGGTAAATTTGTCTACCCCTAAATTGCCAATGTCTTTAGTTAATTCGATACTAGAGCCATAATATTCTTGCCAATCTGAGTCTATCTTTGATCTGATTTTTTTCTTTTTCTTTGTGCCGTTCTTCAACTTTACAGTCTTGTAGGTCGTTTTACTAAATTTTGCTAATTTTTTGCCAACATAACGGCGACCTGTGACAGTATTGGTAATGAGATAAACAAAACCAATACAGTCCTCAGGCAATTCTGAGACTAAGGATCCTTGATAGGTCCAGCTCATTGATTACTTCGCAGCCTTTTTAGCTTCAGCGCGAGAATTCTTTTCTTCAGTAATTTCGTTACGACGAGCTTTGATTAGCTTGCTTAACTCTGCCAATGCCTTACGAGCGCGAGTTCCTGCTGCTGCATTGCCCGCTGTGAACTTGGCATCTTCTGCCATGTATTGTGTTACGGCATCTGTGATTTGACTATTTGTTGTTGACATTTTGTTGTTTCCTTAATTTTTTAGCTTCTTTTTTAACAGCAGCTTCTTTCTTTTTCTCTTTAACTTTGGCATCCATTTCTTTACGGAGCTCAACGTTATTCTTCTTAATTTCACGAACTAGTTTACCTAACTTCATTATTGTTTTAATAACATCTTGTTGAGTATACATAGTTGGTTTCTCCATAAACCTAATGTGATAATTGTGATATTCAAACAAAAGGTTTAGAAGTTTTTCGTGTAATTCTACATACTTGTTTATCATTGTTGCTCTACGAAGTCTACATCGTTTGAGTAAGAAGTGAATCCGTTTTCTTTTACAACTCTTAAAACATTATTCACACGTCCAATCAATTCTTCTTTGTGACTTATTAAGTATATATTCTTATTACGTTCACGTGCCATCTTTTTTAGGACTCCTAGCCCAGATTCTACACCTGCGGCGTCCATTCCTGCATCAATTAGCTCGTCGATGAACAATAAGTTAATACTCTGATACAAGTTCTCCCAAACATCACGGAATGCAAAGCTCATTGACAAGATCAAACGGTTACGTTCACCGCGTGACAAGTTATCAAAGTCGAGTTCTTGACCATAGTGAGTAATTTCTACAGTAAGATCATTTTGGAATATAACAGTGTGCGGCAATCCTAACTTGTCAATGTAGTAACCGAGTCGCTTGTTCAAGTAACTCAAGTTCTGATCAATGATCTTTTTACGAATGAAACTGTCTTTATTGGTCAACAACTTGAGTAAAAACTCTTGATGGTCTCTCAATGTAGCCAGTTGGTTAACATCGTCCCAAGAAATTTCTTGCAATGCAGTCTTACGTAGCTCTTCAATCTGTTCATCGTATGGATTCAACTCTTCGGATCGTGCAACTAAACTCTTCTCAAGGCTTTCTAAATTATTTTTATGACCCAGTGCTTCTGCTTCGGTATCATAAAATGTCAACGGCTTTCTTGGAGTATCACCGACGCCTAACTCTTCAACAATCTTTGCGTAGTCGCTGCTGACTTTTTCAAAATATTTTGTTGCTTCGTCTAAATGTTGAGTAGCTAGTGCTGTCATTTCTCCGTGCTTGTGGTCGTGTAGCTCTTGCTCACAGGCGTGACAGATTTTAGATGACAAACTTGCAAGCTCACGCTCATACTTCTTAACAGTCTTTTCGGCTTGTCCTAACGCAGTGTCTAGTGTTGCACGTTGACGATTTAAGTTTTGAATGCGAATATTATTTGCAGACCATTCTTTCAGCTCGACATGCAACTTTAACTCGTTCTCGATATCGACATTAGTCAAGTTCATAATAGCATTGGCCAAATTTTCTAAGTCGGAGTCCTTCTTAGAGTCCCATGCTCGGCTTCTCAGCACCAATGTATCGATACTTTTTTGAACATTGTCGTTGGCTTTCTTAATGCTTTCGATCTTTAATGTCTCAACTTGCACAGCATCGCGAGTTTCTTTTGCAGAAATTTTCAGAGCTTCTGCCTTTTCTGAAAGCAAAGTGATGCCGAGCAACTGCTCAATGACTTCTCGTTGATCAGCAGCCCGCATACTAAGGAACGGTTCGGTGTAAGTGTTCAGTGCAACCAAGTGTCTAAACATTGTATGACTCATGCCCAACAGTGTGTCGATAAACTTTTGAGTTTCGCGACTGTCGCCTTGCGCATCATCTTCACCTTTCTCATCTTTCTGCTCTTGATCATTTACATAGAGTTTAAGTATGTTAGGCTTACGGCCTCTTTCGATGCGATATTTGACGTTATTCTTCTCAAATTCCACCGTAACCAGCATGGCTTTGCCATTAATTTTGTTGATTAGGTTCTCTTTTTTGATGTTTGTCAGTGCCTGGCCGTAGAGTGCATAACTTAGTGCATTGACGATTGTAGTCTTGCCTGTTCCGTTTCTGGATCCTGTGTCGTCACCGCCTAAGTCTAAGTTAGCACCTAATACCAATGTGAGATGTTCTTTATCAAAGTCTACTGCCTGTGTCTGGTTTCCAACCGACATAAAATTCTTTACTGTTATATTTTTTATCTTGAACATTATAGGTTGTTGTAAATTTCGAGAAGCATTTTTTGATCAAACTGCTCACTGGTAATTGAAACCAGCTGCTCCGTTACAATTTGATCGACACTTTCAAAACTTGCATCAGGTGTGTCGTCTGTAGTTGTGTCTAAACTAATCTTTTCTTGAATTAAACTAATCTCTCTAATATTTTTGTTAGCCATAAAGGTTTCTTTTAGAAAGTTTGCTTCTTCGTAGCTAATATCAATATCGAGATTTACTTTAAGATACATTTTACTTTTGATAATTGTATCTTGTTCATCAATTAGTTTGCTAAGTTTTAGTGTTCTGAACTTAGGACACTCGGGCCAATTGATAAATTCTGGCTCCCCGCCCCACTCTAATGTCATCATACCTCGATCATCGTCCCATGTATCTGCAAAGTTATGCGGAAATGCATTACCGATGTAGTGAATTTTACCTTGACTTTGCCGTTTATGGAAGTGTCCGCTGAACACATAGTCCTGATGTTGGAAGTGCGTAGCTTGAAGCTCACCGTGATCGGGCATTTGAACCATTGCATTCATATAGAATAACGGCAATTCAAAGTGACCAAACATGTATTTGCTCTTAGATTTGCTGATATTCTTCCATTCTTCACCGACAAGCCATGGTACAAGTGTTACATCATCTAAAGTTGTTACACCGTCGACTACAGTTACACCTGGAATGTGTCGTCCAAATGACGAACTATGGATATCTCTCTTGTCTTTATAGAACAAATCGTGATTACCTGGGAACCAAAAGAACTGCTCAAATGCAGCTCCTAGCTTCTCCAAACATCGAATACTAGAATCTAAAGTAATAAGATTGATAGAATTACGATTGTGATGCCAGTCTCCTAAGAAGATTGCGGTTTCGCATCCTGCGTTCTTTGCTTCTGCAATAAACCAGTCGACGAAATCTTCACAATCTTGCAAATGAACCTGGCTATTTCCTTTTAGGCCTACATGTAAATCTGTAAAGCAGGCTACTTTTTTGAATAGTGGCATATTAATAAGTTGCTAAGTGTGTGTTCCACGCAAGGTGTTGCACCTTCATCCCTTGGGATGCAAAGAGTTCATCTAAACTCTTGTTCGAGAACATGGCTACATGACCATTTCTTGGGGATAGATACCAATAAGTTGGATCTCTTTTACCTTGTAAAATGTCATTAGCTAGCGTAGTGATAAGAATTTGACCACCTGGTTTGAGCCATTGCAGCATTTCTTTTAAGGTTTCTTTGGGAGTCGGACTGTGTTCTAGCACTTCGAACGCTGTGATCATGTCAAACTTCTTGTCTGAAGCCCACGAAATCGGCTTGTCCCACATAGGATCCCAACTGTCTACACGGTATCCTTGCTTAACAAGCTCTGTTCCAAACACTGCTGGGCCCGCACCGTAATCTAGAATGTCTATATTTTTATTGTAGCCAATAGCTTTGCTAAACCACTCAACATCTCTTAAGCTTCGTGCACCTTGATATTCTGGATCAACTAACAGATAATCGTCGTTGTAGATGTTATCTTGGAAGTCTTCCTTAGACCAATCGTCGAAATCTGTGCTAAACAGATGCCCGCAGTGCTCGCATTTAAGGTAGTATATCGCGACACCGCAGTAATCTAAGTAAGTTCCGTTTTGTTCTTCGCAGCTTTTGTTAAAGTCGACAGCGCCCCATATTGAAGTTTCGTGATTGCAAACTGTACAGGGCTTTTTATATAATTCTGGATCGTATGGTTTCATTATTATCTCTCTATTAACTTTAACATAATGCTGTTCGGTAAATCAAAGACTATCTTCTCCATCTTCGTCTACAAACTCACTAGCTTCGCTCTTGGGCATACGCATATTCTTGTATATTTCTGCTTGTCTAGCAATTTCGTCTGCAAATTCTGCTTTATTTTGTCGTGTCATACTGGGAGTTAGTCCGGCTTCTTCTAGTAAATCGTCTCGAATATTTTGACTTTTCTTTTCTAAATTCAGTATTCTAGTGAACGAATTAGTGACTGCGGCAGTATAATAAGCAAACGGATTCTCTGATTTACTCTCATCAAACTGTAATCCAATCTGACTTAGCTGTAAAATTGCCTGTCCCTTCATTTCATCGATGTAAGTATAACCGCGCCAGTTGCTACGTTGTGCGTATCTCTCGCTTAGTTTGATATACATCTTGCCTAAGTTCTCAGTAATGCGTCCGTGATCCTTGCTAAACTTACCTTTTTCAACTGTTCCTTTCCAGTGACTCTTTCCTACACACTCTAATTCTCCATCTTCGTTAAACTTCCAATGTTGAAAAGGAGGAAAGTTTACTTTTTCGTGTGCATCAGCTACTGTTTTAGTAGTCTTCTTACGTCCCGGTGCTAGGGGAATATGATCAAATGTCATAATACGAATAACTACATCTGTTTTTTCAACAGTGGTGTAGTCTGGTAAGCACTCTGATAGTTTGATTTTCTTATCGCCTGCTAGTCTTGCTTGGGTAAATGCTTCTAAACCTAAGCGTTTTGCCTTGTTGCGTTTGGCATCTGCGATTGTTCTGATGTTAATTTTGTCTAAACTTGTTAGAATAATGTCGTGTTGACTATATTCTGGTTTAGCAAAGCTGCTAAAACTGCATTTACTTTTATGAATTTCTGCTAATAAATCTCTATTGTTTAGATATTTTACTTTGCGGCCAGTGGGTGTTATTGTTATTGTCATTTGGTCTGGATAATCCTTTTTTCTTATTATAACAAAAGTGTTATAAATGGTCAACCAATTATATGCGTATATTATTTATAGGGTAAATACGGCATAGGAATAATAATTATGGCCACACCCGAAGAAATCTCAAATGCAACTGCTGGATTAACTGATGCTCAGTTAGCACGGCTTGGCGGCGCAGACCCTACTGACCCTTTTATTCGAGCAAGATTAGATCTACCTCCTCTTCCAACATCGGCTACAAATGCATCTAAGACTGATTTAGCCACCGCAGCAAAGTATGCTGACCCTACAAATATAACTCCTTCGCCGTCTGCTGTATCTGACCAAAGTGATAACGCATTCGAATCTGCTGCTGCTGAAAATGCTGTTGTAACTAGAAGCAATAAACCTTCTGCAGAACCAAAAAAAGAATCTCCTGCTACTCCTAAATTTCAGGGCGGAAAAGATCACAGAGTTAGATTAAAAGTTCCTATCAGTTATGTATCTGGCATACATACGAAAGGTCCTAACAACTCACTATATAAATCTCAAGGAATAATTTTCCCCTACACTCCGAGCATTAGTCAAGATTATGCAGCCAACTACAGTGCAGTTCCTGTAACTCATTCTAATTATACACAATATTTTTATAAGAATAGTTCTGTAGGTACAATTTCATTAACTGCTAAGATCACGGTTCAGAACGAATACGAAGCCGACATGTATTTTAGTATAATTCATCTGTTAAGAGCATTGACAAAAATGCGATGGGGCGATGACGAAAACGCAGGTAGCCCTCCTCCTGTATGCCGTCTATTTGCCTACGGTGATGCAATTATGAATAATGTTCCTGTTGCATTATCTGCTTTTAAATTAGATTTGCCGGATGGTGTTGATTATTTTACTACTAGGGCGCTATCTTCTGCACCTACTATGGCTACACTTAATTTAACATTGACTCCAATTTACAGTAGAAACGAAATGCAGAAATTTACTGTTGAAAATTGGCTTAACACAGATTTAAGATCTAAAGGGTATCTATAATGTCATCATCATATTCAAAACTTAGTCCTTATTATTCTACTCAACTGAATGGATCTTATTTAGATACTATTAATTTTAGACAAATCTCAGGAGAAACTGATGATGTTAAATTTGAAGTAACAAGTCAGTATGAATTTCGTCCTGATTTATTAGCATATGATTTATACGGGGATGTTAATCTTTGGTGGGTATTCTCTGTAAGAAATAAAGATAAGATTAAAGATCCTATATATGATTTATATGCAGGGCAGACAATATATTTGCCTAAACTATCTACATTAAAAAATACATTAGGATTCTGAAATGGCAGATACAACTACTTCTAAAACAGAAAATAAGAAACCTACAATTGTAAAATCCAATAAATCTAACCCTTTAAATTCTTACAGTTCTTATAATTATGTTTTTACACTTGCATCATTACGCAGAGAAGCGTTAACTGATCCTGATTCTTATAGAGACACGAATAACTTTTTTGTAATTGCAAAATCTAGTGGCAAAGGCACTAAGGGGTTATCGTCTGATGTCTCGACAATTACTAAATCTGAATCCGAAGATATTAAAGATCGGGGCGGAAATGTTATTGCTAAGAAGACTAAAACATATACTTCGGACAGTGCAACTGGCGCTGCATTAGTAAACGCATTTAACAAAGAGAGTCCCGGCCGATTTGATTTTTATCTCAATAATGTTCGAATAGAAACCATAATGGGATTTAATGAAAAAACTAGTCTTGCTGTAGCTACATCAATGGAATTTGATGTAATGGAACCTTACAGTATGAGCGGCTTTATTGAAGCGTTGCAAGTATCGGCAGTTGCTGCTGGATACGAGCAATACACATTATGTCCGTATCTTCTAAAGATGGAATTTTGGGGATATCCAGATGGAGAAGAAATTGCTGAGACTGCAAAGATTGTAGAAAATTCTACAAGATATTTTATATTTGGATTTGCTTCGATTGATATTGATGTAACTGAAGTGGGTGCAAAATACAAGTGCACTGGAGTTCCTTTTAATGAAAAAGGATTTGGACAACCATCGACCTTGCTGGCCAACGTATCAGTTACTGGAAATACAGTTGGTGAAATTTTAAAAAGTTTTGAAAAATCACTCAACGATACAAAAAAGAAAGAGACTAGTTCCGAAAGCGGATCGCCTCAAACTAGCCAATCAGATTCTTACGAAATAATATTTCCCAAAGTTGGTCCTAGTGGAATTATAAAGGGTGAGGAAAACAAAACAATTGCAGATTCTAAAGTTGTTGAGCTTCTTAAATCTAATGCAATTTATGCATTTGATCCCCCAGCTTCGGAGAATGAAAGTAATGCAGAAACTGCAAGATTGGCTAGACAAGCTGGTGCACCTACTCCTAAAGCAAGTCCTAGCCGAGCAAATATTGTATTTGCAGAAAATTCAAAAGTGCAAGAATGCATTGTATCTGTTATTCTCAGTAGCGATTATGTAAAAAACATTTTAAAAGAACTTAGTAATCCCGATACTAAAATTGTTGATCCATACGGGATGGTTGATTATTATATTGTTAATCTCGAAGTTGAAGATAAGGGGGTTGTTGATAACAAGACAAATAAACCATTCTATCATTATAGATATATTATTCTTCCTTACAAAATACATTATTCTAGAATTCCGTTGGCTCAAAATAGTCCTATTGATACAAGCAAGCTGATTCAAGTTGCTAATCGAACATACAACTATTTGTATACAGGCAGTAATATAGATATAAAAAGTTTTCAATTAAAATTTAATTCTTTATTTTTTCAAGCAATACCTAAAGCAATGGGCAATAAGCCCGATGGATATTATCTTACCAGTGAGTCAGTTGAGAGCACTGCTCCGAGCACTACATCTATTAGCGGATCAACTGCTAATACTAGAACTAGTTCTCCGAATGGTGTTGCGAAAGTTTTGACCAACACTAAATTGTCAAGCACTCACGTGTCTAATACTGCTAATGCTGGTCAGCGTATACAATCTGATCCTTATGATGATTTGGCAAGAAACATGCATCAGGCAATTCTCGACAACGTAGATCAATGTTTGGCAGAAATTGAAATTATAGGAGATCCTTACTATCTAGTAACAGGAGGTATTGGAAACTATCGTCCTACGACTAACATCGACGGCACAGTTGGTGAAGGTGAAGCTCCTTACACATCTGGCGATGTAATAGTTGTAATAATTTTTAAAAATCCTGTAGATATTAGTGAAACAACTGGTGAAGCAATTTTTAATAATAAAGTTACTCCTTACAGTGGAGCATTTAGACTATTGACTGTTACTCATACATTTGTCGATGGTGTCTTTACACAAAAACTAAGTTTGGTAAGAATACCTGGCCAAGTAAATATTGATACTACTGCACAAGTTGGCAAGCGTTCAGCACTTATTGATTCTACAGAAAATGAATCGCAAGCACCGACTGCTTTTCCTCCAACACCTGCTAACACTGTTCGCAAAGCTGGCGATAGTTTACTTTATTCTTTAGCAAATGGTGCATTGCCGTCAACTGGATTACCTGGTTCGTTGTCTAAACTTGCATCAACAGTTGGAGGAACACTTGCTGGTGTAACTGCTGGTGTAACAACAGTTGGTACATTATTCAATACAGTATCAGGTGGATCAGGGTCAGCATTACAAGGTCTCGCTGGTGCAAGCACTGCACTACGTTTAGCCAGTTCTGGATTATCTGGATTAACAACAAATATTAATTCGGCGGGTGCATCGATTAACTCTTTAGCCACTGTTGCACAATCTGCTGGAATATCGTCGGCAAATGTTAAAACTCTTGCCGATACTGCATTGGCCGCAGGACAGTCGTCAATTTCTGAGATAGGTACTAATGCATTATCGGCAGTTAAAAATCTAGGATCTCAAGCATCGGGTCTAGTGTCTTCTGTATCTTCTAAAATTGATTTATTAAAAGGAAGTCCGGCGGCTACGCTTGCTAATCAGCTAGGAGTAGATACTTCTAAATTAACTGGACTTAGTGCAAATCTGCAATCTAATTTTGTCGACAAGATGACAGCAGCGGCCAAAGATATTCCTACCGGTGTAGATTTGTCGGCAAGTATTTCTAAAGGATTAATTTTAAATAATGTTCCTCTTGATGCATTGAAAAATCTGCCGATAAGTCAACCTGTTGCAACTGCTCCTTTTGCAGAAGTGAGTTTAAAAGATATCAAGGCAATATTAGATCAAGGTGGTTCACTTAAGAATATACCTGGGGCATCTACAATTCCTGGAGTTGCAGATCTTCTTAAATCTGCATCTACGTTTAAACTTGGAGAAACATTAGGTGCTGATCTTTCTGCATTAACTGGTAAGTTATCAACAGTTCAGTCAGGATTGGGATCAATTACAGGGCAAGCACTGAGTGTTGAAGCTTCATTAAATAATATTAGTTCAAAAGTTTCGAGTAGTTTACCAAATATTGCAAGCAATGCAATGTCAGTTGTTAATAAATTTGGTAGTGTTAGCTCTCTGCAAAATAGCCCATTAGATATATTAATGAAAAGTAAAGCATAATTATGCCAATAGAACAACGAATTCCCGGGCAATTGCCCTCTCCTGGACCTTATGTAGCAAGGGTAACCAACTTAAAAGATACTATGTATATGGGTAGATTTGAAGTTGTTCTTGAAAAAGGATTTGTAGGAGATTTATCTCTCCAAAGTCAAACTTATCCTGTTAAGTATCTTAGTCCGTTTTACGGAGTTACAAGTGTTGCATTTGAAGGAACAGATCCGAGAAAATTTGACGATGTGCAAAAGAGTTACGGAATGTGGATGGTACCTCCTGATATAGGCACTCGAGTTCTTGTAATTTTTGTTGACGGAGATCCTAACCAAGGATATTGGATAGGTTGTATTGCTGATCAATTTCAAAATCATATGATTCCGGGAATTGCTGCAAGTCAGAATGTTTTTATGAGTCCGGAAGAAGAATTAAAATACGGGACAAAAAATGTTCCTGTTGCAGAATTTCATAAGCGCAGTGATAAAGACTTTTTAGATCCTGCAAGTCAAAAGAAACCTATACATCCTTTTGCCGATAGATTATTAGCCCAAGGCTTACTACTAGACGATATACGTGGAGTTACTTCTAGTTCTGCTCGAAGAGAAATACCCAGTAGTGTTTTTGGAATCAGCACACCTGGACCAATTGATCCAAACGGAAAAAAAGGTTTAGTGGGATATGAGAATAAAGTATCAGTTCCTGTAAGTAGACTTGGTGGTTCTCAATTTGTTATGGATGACGGCGACGCTTCTGGACAAAATGAATTAGTTAGACTTAGAACAAGAACTGGGCATCAAATTTTAATGCACAACAGTAGTGATTTGATCTACATTGCAAACAGTAAAGGCACTGCTTGGATTGAGTTAACATCTGATGGCAAGATAGATGTTTATGCGAACGATAGTGTAAGTATTCACACAGAAAATGATTTTAACTTTAGAGCAGATCGTGATGTTAATATTGAAGCCGGTAGAAATATAAACCTTAATTCAGTAGGCACTACAAATATAAATGCTACTGATTCATTTACGCTGTTGTGTAGTAAAGACGGTAAAATATCATTTGCAACTGATTTGCATGTTACAGCATCTAATGACATTAGAATGCAGGCTGCTGCAAGCGCAAGCATCTCTAGTGAAGCTGCAATGAAAATAAGTTCTGGCGCAGATATTAATTTAGGAGCTGCTGGAAACATTATCGGAAGCGGCACGGAAGTGCATTTTAATGGACCGTCTGCAGAAGCTGCCGATACTCCAATTCAGCCTGTGCAAATCCCAATTCATACTGTGCCAAATAGAAATACTAGTTCCGGTTGGGCAAACGGACAATTTTATAAAGCAGGTAATATATCTTCTATTATGAAGAGAGTTCCTACTCACGAGCCTTGGGATCATCACGAAAATACTAACCCTGAACAGTATAAGCCCAATAATACCGATGCTGCAAAATGAAAAATAACTGATTAAATAATATCATGTCATATAAAAATATCGAAATAAATTCTAGTCAAAGTAATCAACAACATACTGCTAAACAAAGTCAATTCTATGTTGGTTACAGTTCTGTAAATCCTAGTATATTAGGAACAACTCTCTACGATTTTGATATTATTAAACAAGATATTATTAATCAATTTAACACTCGAAAAGGTGAACGGGTTATGAATCCTGAGTTTGGCACAATTATTTGGGATTTAATTTTTGAACCATTTACTGATGATGTAAAACAGGCATTAAGTGACGATATTAGTCGAGTATGTAACAGTGATCCTAGAGCAGTTCCTATTCAGATTGATATTAACGAACAAGAATACGGGATGTTACTTGAAATTACATTGAAATATGTAAACACGGATCAAACAGCAAATATGACGCTGTCATTTGATAAAAAGTTAGGGCTAACGGCGCAATAAACTACCTACTTAATTATAACAATAAATACGGTATCAAAGAGATTCTACCATTATGATACCATCAACAAACAGCCAACTTTTAATTGCAGAAGACTGGAAGAAAATATATCAAAGTTTTCGTAACGCAGACTTTAAAAGCTACGATTTCGAAACACTTCGTCGTACAATGATCACGTATCTTCGAGAAAATTATCCTGAAGATTTTAATGATTATATTGACAGCAGTGAATATATTGCCCTTATTGATTTAATTGCATTCTTAGGACAGAATTTAAGTTTCCGCATTGATTTAAATGCTCGTGAAAACTTCTTAGAGACGGCTGAACGTCGAGAAAGCATTCTGCGTCTTGCACGTTTGATTAATTATAATGCTAAACGTAATGTTCCTGCTAACGGTTTCTTAAAAATTACTTCTATATCTACATCAGAAAATGTTGTAGATTCAAACGGAATTAACTTGGCTAACAGCATTATTGGCTGGAATGACCCTACAAATAGTAACTGGTATCAGCAGTTTATTGCAATTATAAATGCATCAATTACTAATCTTAGTGCATTTGGCAAACCGTTGGCTAAGAAAACTATTGACGGAATAGCTACTGAACAATATAAAATTAATACCGATACTACTGATGTTCCTGTATATTCATTCTCGAAGAATATAGGCGGAAGTCAAATGTCTTTTGAATTAGTTTCGTCTACATTTGATGGACAAAATTACATTTACGAAGAAACACCTACTCCTGCTGCTCAATTTGGTATTGTTTTTAAGAATGACAACAAAGGAAGTTCTAGTGCCAACACTGGATTCTTTGTTCACTTCCGTCAAGGCTCATTGTCGGCCAGCAATTTTTCAGTTACTAGTCCTGTTCCTAACGAAATTGTTGGAGTTAATGTGCCCGATATCAACGATACTGATGTATGGTTATGGCAACTTTCTGCAGACGGTATTAAGCATCAGACTGCTTGGACTAAAGTTTCTGCGGTCACTGGCAACAACATTATCTATAACAGTATTAACAAAAATGATAGAAATATCTACGGAGTAACTACACGAGAAAACGATCAAATTGATTTAACATTTGCAGATGGTAGTTTTGGTAATTTGCCAAATGGTCCTTTTAGATTATATTATAGACAAAGTAATGGCTTAGCATATACTATTAAGCCCGAGCAGATGAGTAATATTTCTGTAAAGATTCCTTATACAAGTCGTTCTGGACAAAGCCATTCTTTAAATGTTATTTTGAGTCTTCAATATACTGTTACTAATTCGTCTGTTGCAGAAACTGATGCAGATATTAAATTAAAAGCACCGCAGACTTACTATACTCAAAATAGAATGATCACTGCGGAGGATTATAATATTGCTCCGTTGAATGTTGATTCCGACATTATTAAGATTAAGAGTATTAATCGAGTTAGTAGCGGTGTTAGTAAGTATTACGAATTAAGTGACATTACTGGAAAATACAGTAAGACTAATATTTTTGCCGAAGACGGAATTCTATACAAGGACGATAAAGAATACAATTTTGAATTTTCTTTTGATTCGAGAAATGAAATTTTATCAGTTATTAGATCTCAAGTAGCTCCTATTGTTGATTCTCCTAAATTATCGGCATTTTATCTCGATGAATATACACGACCTGTTGTAACAGGGTTAACCTGGTATCAGTCTAATAAAACGACAAATCAAACTCGAGGATATTTTAACTCAATTAATGGTCCTGTATCAGTTGGTGCATTTGGGAGCGATTTCTTAAAATTCTTCGAACCTGGAGCACTTATTAAATTTACTCCTCCATCTGGAAAATATTTTCTTCCAAACGGAAAGTTATCTACTACTCAAAGCAATAAAACTACTACCTACAAATGGTCACAGATTGCAGGAGTTACTGGTGATGGATCAAACAGTGGTATTGGAAATTTATCAGATGGCACCGGTCCTATTATCTTAACAGGTACTATACCAAATGGGTCAATTCCTGTTAGTATTATACCTAAGTTTCAAAGTGTATTATCATATTCTTTAGAAACTGAAATTGTTAACCTTGCAGTTTCTAAGAAAAACTTTGGGTTAAGTTTTGACGAAACTACTAGAGCTTGGTATATTATTTCTGATTCTAACTTAGATTTAAAAAGTTCATTTAGTCTAATATATCAAAAAGATATAAGCAATATCAATAAAGATGCCAGTTGGTTAATTTCTTTTGAATGGACTGGCAGAAAATATAAAGTTAGATATCGCACACTTGAATATGTTTTTGAAAGCGATAAAGAAACTGCATTTTTCATCGACGATTCTAAGAAAAATTACGACTTTACTACCGATACTGTAATTAAAGATAAAGTTGATGTTTTGAGTATCAATTCTCAACCGGATAGTTTGTTAGCTCTAGGCAGCGATTATTCTTGGCAAGTTGATAGTGCAGTAGTCGAGCCAGACGGCTATATGGAGCCTAAAAAAGTATTAGTAAGTTTTTACGATAATAATGACGATGGTCAAATCGATGATCCTGATGCATTTGAAAATGTTGTAAAACCGTCGACTATTAATGTTGAAACAGGTTTTATTGGAAACTTTGTATATTTTGAAAAATTAGCAGATGGTCTAAGATATAAACTAGTTGATACCAATACCGTGTCTATTGATGCATATCCTAATCAAGCTGAGCTATTGCAATTGATAGATCCAGTAGACGGTCAACTATATTATTTTTATGATTCGGATGTTGATAGTGTAAAAAGATTTAACAGTCAGACTGGCATGTTTGATTTAGAACCATCTTATTATGCACATGTTGGTAGATCAAATTTAAAATTTCATTATGTTCACAACAGTGGTTCTAATAGAAGATTAGATCCTAGTAAAACAAATATTATTGATGTATATTTGTTAGTATCTTCATATGACAGAGATTATCGTAACTGGTTATCTTCCGGCGCTGGAACAGAACCATTGAGTCCTACAACTCAAAGTTTAGAAGAGAACTATTCGAATGTTCTAGAACCTATTAAATCTATCAGTGACGAAATCGTATTTCATCCTGCAAAATATAAGGTATTGTTTGGTAGTAAGGCAGTTCCTCAATTGCAAGCAACATTTAAAGCAGTTAAAAACCCTAACAGAATTGTTAGCACTACAGATATCCAGTCGAGGATTTTAACTGCAATTGACGATTTCTTTAAAATTGATAATTGGGATTTTGGTCAAACATTTAATTTTAGCGAATTGTCTGCCTATGTAATGAACATTATGACTCCGGACATAACTAACTTTGTTATTGTACCCAAAATGGATTCTGGATTTGGTAGCTTATACCAAATTACAAGTCAGGGTGACGAAATATTTGTTAGTGGTACGACAGTTAATGATATACAAGTAATCGACAGCCTAACCGCTTCGGAATTAAAAGCAACAAACATAACAAGTAGTTAAGGAAACAGGTCATAATGGCTAATAATAAAAATATCGATAAGAAATCAGTAAATCTATTACCAACATATTTTAGAACAGATAAGAACGCAAAATTCTTATCTAGCACTATTGATCAATTGGTTAAATCTCCTGTATTAGAACGCATTGACGGTTTTGTAGGTAGCAAATTAAGCAAGAATTACGATTACAAAACAGATGTATATATCTCTGAGTCCTTGCCGCTAAGACAAAAGTATCAATTAGAACCTGCATTGATTTTAAAAGAGCTTGACGGAAGTATTAAAAAAGCATTTGGATTTGATGACTTAATTAATCAAGTAGATTACTATGGCGGAAATACAACGAATTTAGATCAAATATTTAGACCTAAATTTAATTCATACGATCCGCGAATTGATTGGGATAAGTTTGTAAACTTTAGAGAATACTATTGGCTTCCTAATGGCCCTGATCTCATTTATATCTCTGGATTGCAAAAAGATACAGTTAGCACTTATACAGTAACTGACTCTGTAGACGGACCGTTCTTTTTGTTTACGCCAGATGGATTAACACCTGATCCGTTGTTGACATTTTATAGGGGAGTTACCTACGTTTTTAATGTTACATCGGAACATAACTTATATTTTAAGACTTCAGATACAATTGATTCTTCTGCACAGTATAACCACGGCATTATTGGAAATGGCACTAAAAACGGTCAAATAATTTTTACAGTTGATGATACAACTCCTAGTGTGTTATACTACGGATCTGACGATACCCATGTGGTTGGTGGAAAAATACTTGTTAGGGCTATATTAGAAAATTCTGCAATTGATATCGAAAATGAAATTGTTGGAAAAACTCAATATAAGTCTGGAAACAATATTGAATTTATCAATGGTCTTAAGGTTAGATTTGTTGGTAATGTAACCCCTAGTTATTATATTGAAAAAGATTTTATTGTAGAGGGTGTTGGACAAGGGATTAAACTTGTTGAATTTTCTAAATTAACATCTCCGGATACTTTAGGAACACTCTACGATACAAACTTTGATGAAAAACCTTTTGACGAATTTGCATTTGATAATTTTAAAAATATTCCTTTAGTTCCTGAATATATAACAATTAACAAATCTAGTAAAGATTTAAATCCTTGGACTCGTTATAATCGTTGGTTCCATGGTGACGTTATTAAAACATCTGCAGAAGTAAATGGATCAGCTAATCCTGAATATCCTCAAGATAAGCGTGCTGCTCGTCCTATAATTGAATTTATTCCGGACATGCAATTGCATAATTTTGGTTCAAATGCAATAGACTCAGTTGATCTAATTGATAATATTACAACAGATGTATTTTCTGATGTAGAGCAATCTGTCGGATATTATGTAGACGAAGTTCGTTTAGATCCTGGTTTTAAGGTTGTTTTTAATGCTGACAAAGATCCGTTAGTTAATGGAAAAATCTTCGAAGTATCGATTAGCAATATAGACGGGAAAGAAAGAATAAACTTAACAGAAGTAGCTACTCCGGTTTCTGGAGATGGTATTGTTATTAATAGCGGTGATGTTTATGCAGGAACTGGCTGGTGGTTTAACGGATCTAATTGGGTGCTATCTCAAACTCGAACAGTTAGAAATCAAGCCCCCTTATTTGATCTATTTGATAAAAATGGTTACAGTTATAGTAATCCTACCTACTATAACTCTGAGTTTCAAGGAACTAAATTATTTGGATATGTTGTAGGTACAGGAACTGCTGATCCTGTGCTAGGATTTCCTTTACAGTATTATAATAATCTTGGCTTAGAAGGTACATATCTTTTTAATAATTATTTTGGCACAGAAACTATATCAATAGTTGAATCTACCAATATAATACAGATTCCTACATATACTTCTTATTTAAAAATTAATAAAAGCACTCCTGAATATATAAACGTATGGACTCCTGCAGAAACATATCAAATTCCAGTATTGCAATTTCAAGTAGTTACTACAGAAATTAGTCAAATTGAAGTTACGGTATTTGATAAACCAGGATATATTTCTGACTTAACTGTTGATGTATTTGTTAATGATGTTAAGCAATCTCAGTTAGTTGATTATACATTAGTTAATACTAATTCAAAATTGCATGTGAATTTTAACAAATTATTAAATGGAACAACGACTCCGATCAGAGTGCTGTTAAAGTGCTATTCAGATACAGCACCTAATTCTTTAGGAGTGTATGAAACGCCGTTGAACTTGACAAACAATGCATTAAACTCTGAAATTACTACTATTACTTTGAGTGAAATATCAGACCATGTTAAATCTATGGTTGAGCGAGATGATAAGTTTAATGGAGTATTTCCTGGTATTAGTAATTTAAAGAGTTTACCTAATATTACAAAATATGGATCTCGTTTAATAAGCAATAATAATCCTTTGTCATTTGCACATTGCTTTATTACTAATGAAGAACATAATGTAATTAATTCTATTAGACAAGTTAGCACTGATTACTATCAATTTAAACTAAATTTAATTAAACTTATTTCTCAAGTTGGCGGCCAATTATCTCCTGCAGAAGTGCTAGATATCGCAATGTCTACGATTGTGCAGAATAAAAATAATACATTCCCATACAGCAGAAGCGATATGATTGGATTTGGTAATAATAATGTTACTCGCCGTTATACAGTAACTGATAGCCGTAATAAAAATTATTCTATAACATCTGTATTTGATAATACAGTATTGAGCAATCGATCTGTTTTAGTATACCTAAACAATTCACTACTAACTTATGGTGTTGATTATACATATGAAAAATATGACTCGAGTGTTTTAATTTCCGCACCTATTAATAAAGGTGATGAAATTCTTATCAAAGATTATGTATCAACTGACAGATCATATATTCCGCCTACACCTACTAAGCTAGGGCTGTATCCTAAATATATTCCTAGTATTTTTATTGATTACACATATATTGACAACCCTGTTAAAGTTATTCAAGGGCACGATGGAAGTTTGACTCGTGCATATTCTGATTATAACGAAGCGGATGATTTTAGAGATCTTGCTTTATTAGAATACGAAATTCGTATATACAATAATCTTAAAACATCATATGATGAAACTCTAATTGATATTCATGATGTCTTACCGGGCGTATTTAGAACTCAATATAATTCTTACTCTAAAATTTATGATATTGTTCAGGGAGATTTCTTAAAATGGGCAAGTGTATACGGAATTGATTTTTCTAAGAATTCTACGTATGACATAAACAACCATAAGACTTATAATTACAAGTCTGCAACTGATTCTATCTTTGCTAAAACTATTCCTGGAAATTGGAGAGGAATTTACAAATATTATTTTGATACTGATCGCCCTGATACACACCCTTGGGAAATGTTAGGATTTAGTATCAAGCCAACGTGGTGGGAATCTGAATACGGACCGGCTCCATATACATCTGGTAATCTAAATTTATGGCAAGATTTAGAAAACGGTGTTATTAGGCAAGGCCCTCGCGCAGGAATTGATTCTACATATGTCCGCACCGGGCTTAGTTCTATTATTCCAGTCGACGAATATGGGAATATAATCGATATACGTGAATGGGCTGCATTGGCACAAAATGATTCTATCATCGATACTGATCAAGATTGGTCCTTTGGTGATCACGGTCCGGCTGAGACCGCTTGGAGACGTAGTAGCTTATGGCCATTTGCAGTGCAAACTATTTTAGCATTGTCTAAACCGGCTGACTATTGTGCAATGATGTTTGACACAAGTCGATTAAAAAAGGATATTACTGGTCAATACAATTACGGTATAAATGAAGTATTTTTAAATCCTAAGAAAGCCGTATTGCAAGATGATGTTGATGTTAATGGCAATTTATTATCAGCTGCTGGTTATAGTGTATGGGTTATTGAATGCGGAAAACAACGTCGATTGGACTATGTAAGTTATCTCAAACAAGATTTAGCATCTGTAGATTTTAATTTATTTTATAAAGCTGCTGGATTTTTAAGTAAAGATAAATTAGATCTTATTATTGATTCTATCAATCCTAACAGTGCAAATCCTGGAGTATTATTACCTTCTGAAGATTACACATTACATTTTAATGTTAGTGCACCTGTTAAGTCGGCTGCAATCTCTGGAATTATTGTAGAAAAGAACAATGGAAAATTTGTTATTAAAGGATACGACAAGAGATCACCTTATTTTACCATTAACACTCCTATTCGAAAAACTGTAGGATCAGTAGTTACAGTTGGTGGAAAATCTGAAAAATTCTTAACTTGGAAGACCAATGCGTTTTATCAAGATGGACAAATTGTATCTTATAATAATCTTTATTATAGAGTAGTAAAAAGTCATAATAGTGGATCTGCATTTACAGCTTCAAACTACAGCAATTTATCTAAGTTACCGATCGTTGGCGGAGTTAGTGTTTTAGGTTCTTCGAATTTTGAAACTGATGAAGTGTTAGTGCCGTATGGAACAAAGTATACAACTTTGCAAGAAGTTTATGATTTTATAGTAGGTTACGGAAACTGGCTCACTACTCAAGGATTTATATTTGACGAATTTAATAAAGATCTAGGTCAGGTCATTAACTGGGAATTTACTGGAAAAGAATTTTTATATTGGTCAACACAAAATTGGGCAGACGGCTCAGTAATCACACTAAGTCCGTTTGCAGATTCTATCAAATACAAATTTATCGACTCTACAGTAGACAATGTTCTTAATAGTTTTTACGAATACAGTCTGTTGAAGGCTGATGGACAATCTTATCCTAAGGAAAATTTTAATCTCAGTAGAGAAGATGGTGTTTGCACAATTCGCACTAAGAATACTGTTGACGGATTATTCTTTGCAAGATTAAATCTTGTTCAGAAAGAACATGCAATTATACTGAATAATGCAAGTATCTTCAATGACACTATATATGATGTTGATACCGGCTATCGTCAAAGCAGAATTAGGCTAATAGGATTTAGAACTGCGGATTGGAACGGAGATTTCTTAAGTCCTGGATTTATTTACGACGATGCACAAATTGCTTCTTGGCAACAATATACTGATTATAAAGTAGCTGAAGTTGTAAAATATGTTGGAAAATATTATTCTGCTAATAAAAATATTGTAGGCTCTGCTACATTTGATTTTACTAATTGGACACCATTGGGTACTAAACCAATTGCTCAATTATTTCCTAACTTTGATTATAAGATCAAACAGTTTGAAGATTTTTATAGCTTAGACATTGATAACTTTGATGCAGGTCAGCAAAAGATGGCACAGCATCTTATTGGATACACTCCTAGAACTTATCTAGATAATATCTTTATTAACCCTATTGCTCAATATAAATTTTATCAAGGATTTATTAAAGAAAAAGGAACTCGCAATGCTATTGATAAATTAGCAAAAGCTAGTATTCATAATCTTAAAGGTCAAATTGATTTTAATGAAGAATGGGCATTCCGTGTAGGATCATACGGTAATTACACTTCTTATAAAGAAATTGAATTTCCATTAAAGGAAAACGAATTTATTGAAAATTCTCAAATTGTAAAATTTGTAGATGTAACTCCTGTTACTAATGATTCTCTATCTTATATCAATCCTTCTGAATTTACGATTAAGACTGACGATTATTCTTCGGACGCTGTGTTTGCAGTTACTTCTACCACCGATGATGTCATTCTTCCGGTTGCCGGATATGTTAGAGCTGATGATGTTACTGCAACTGCTTATAACAAAAACAGTTTATTAGATATTGCAAATAACGGAAGTATAAAAGAAGGAAATACTATTTGGTTAGGATTTAGAGATGACGGTCAGTGGGATGTCTATCGTTATACTAAGTTGCCTACAGATGTTGTTGCGTCAAACATATTAACACCTGGATCAACCATAAACTTTACTACCAATAAATTCCATAATTTATCTGTTGGCGATATTGTATCAGTGACTGGGTTAGATAACTTAACCGACGGTGTGTATATTGTAAAAGATATTCCATCTCTTACAACTTTTACTGCCGATACAACTTTAGTTTCTACATCGGAGTCTACTACATCTGCATTATTGTTTACATTTGCAAGTGTTAGAGTCGAAAACGGAGACTTTGATAAAATTGCAGATCTTCAGCAATATATAAACTTTCAAGAAGGTGATTGTGTTTGGATAGACAATTCTGAAGATTTAGAAAATTGGCAAGTTTATAAAAAGACTACTAACTATCAACCTCTGTCTGTAAAAAATAACGGGTTAAATCAAGCTGATCAACAGTTTGGATATAGAATATCATCACCATCTGATTCTGATATAGTTGTTGTATCTGCTCCTAACTATTTTAATGATACTGATGTTGCACTAGGTAGAATATTTGTATATTCATATAATGAAGGCACGTTTACTCCTGTAACAAATTATAGTCCTAATGGTTTAGAAACTTATTACACCGGTACAAATATTTCAAAGTTTGGATCAGCGTTAGTATACGATACTTCTACAAACGCTATATTTGTAGGAGCACCGAATGCAAGTTTAGTAGGTGCTAATACCTATCTAAATGAAGGATTTGTAAAAATCTCAACAGTTGATACAACACAAAGTTTCCCAGCAGAAGAAGTTCTTGCCACGATGACTAATCCAAATCCTGCAAACAATGCTTTATTTGGCTCGAGCATTTATGTAAGTAAGACAACTGCTACTAGCAAACTTCTACTAGTAGGTGCTCCTGGACAAGATACTGTTTACTCTTATTCTTTATCTATTACAACTAGCACCACTTCGATAACTTCGACTGCTACAATTGTTTCTACAACGGGAACATCGTTCGGTGCAGCAGTTAGCGGAACTGCTGATGGCAGCATCTTTGCTATATCTGCTCCTGAAAACAATGCTGGATTAGTTTATGTCTATACTGCAACTAACTTAACCTCTCCTGCACAGACAATTGTTCCTCCTAGTGTTTGTGAGTTCGGAGATAAATTTGGTTCTTCTGTAATAATGTCTGACAACGGTGCTTATTTAATTGTAGCATCTACAATCGCGGGCACTAAAGCAGGACAAACTGGAAAAGTTTTTATTTACAAAAATAATTCTAATGTTTACGAATTGATACAGACAATTAACAATCCTACAACTTCTGTAGACTTTGGAATTTCTTTATCTATTAATGATTCAAATACTACTTTAGTAGTGACTGCACAAGGCACTGCTGTATCTAGTGTATTAGAATTTGATAACGGAGACACTACGTTTGATGCTGAAACTTGCAACATTATTGTTCAGTCAAAGAATTCTGGAAGTGTATTTGTATTTGAAAGAAATAAAGAGCTATTTGTATTTGCTGAAGAGTTACTGGCTAGCTCGCTATCTGACGGTAGTGAGTATGGAGAAACTTCTATAGTCAAAGGCACTGAAATTTTCGTAGGTGCTCCAGGTAACTCTGGTCAAATTGTGACATTTAATAAGATCGACTCTGCTATTTCTAGTTGGGAATTATATAGATCTAAAGATGATTTAATTGATATTTCTAAAATTAAAAAATCAATGACAGTAGATTCTGTTAATGAAGTTATTGTAGATTATCTAGATATTATTGATCCTATTAAAGGTAAAATTTCTGGAATTGCTGATCAAGAGATTAGATACAAAACTGCATTTGATCCAGCTGTATACAGCATCGGTGTTAACAATGTAATAGTAGATACAGAAACTAGCTGGATTGACGAACACCTAGGAGAACTATGGTGGGATCTATCTTCTGTTAAGTATCAATGGTATGAGCAAGGTGATATCTCGTATAGAAAAAATGTTTGGGGAACTCTATTTCCGGGTGCAAGTATTGATGTATACGAATGGGTCAGCAGTGAATATCTTCCAAGTCAGTGGAGTGCCATTGCCGATACTGCCGAAGGATTAATGAAAGGTATCAGTGGTCAGCCAAAATATCCGGATAATTCTGTTGTCAGTGTTAAAGAATACTTTAATTCTACAACTGGGTCTACTACTAACATTTATTATTTCTGGGTTAAGAACAAAGTTATTGTACCAGATACTTCTGGTAGAAAAATATCTGCAAGTGAAGTAGCTGGATTAATTTATGATCCTAGTTTATACGGAACAAAATATATATCGGTTATTGCGCCAAATGCAATAGTGGTTACAAATGTAACTTCGCAATTGAATTCTGATAAGGTCTATTTAAACATTGCCACTGACGAATTTGATAACGATTCCAATCGACATACTGAATGGTTACTATTGGAAGAAAACAGTGCGCTGAGTATGCCAAACAATTTACTTGATAAGAAGTTATTAGACAGCTTATTAGGTAAAGATAGTATTGGTAATCCAGTTCCTGATCCTAAGTTATCTGACAGAATTCGTTACGGTGTGGGAATTCGTCCTAGACAGACAATGTTTAAAAACAGATTGGCTGCATTAAGAAATACATTTGAATACGTTAATACTGTGTTGTCGCAGAACATAATTACTAACTTTGTTGATTTTACAATGTTAAATTCTAAAGATGAAATTCCTCCTGTAGATACAGGAGAATATGATCTTGTAGTTGATGACAACGAAGGATTAGCATTTATCGTAACCGGCGGTTTAAGAACTGCATCTATGAATTGCACTGTATTGAATGGAAAAATTTCTTCAGTAATTATTACTGATCCTGGGCACGGGTATATCAATCCGCCAACAGTTGAAATTATTGGAAATGAATCCGGTGCAGTTATTAAGACTAGTATAAACGAATCTGGTGAGATTATCTCTGCTGAAATTATTAATCCTGGCCAGCAATTTTCAGTAGCTCCTGTGTTAATGGTAAGACCTTATACTGTTATTGTTAGATCAGATGCTACAATTAATAACGTATGGGCCAAATATCATTACATTAATCGAGTATGGAGTATAGTATATACTCAACAGTATGATACTACCAAATATTGGAATTATGTCGATTGGGTGTCAACTGATTATGACAGTTTAAAACCTTTATCTGCCACAGTTGATCAACCTCATTTACTCGACACGTTAACTTTAAATGTTGGAGATTATGTTAAAGTTAACAACCAAGGAAACGGAAAGTATATCGTATTGAAAAATGTTTCTAGTAATGGTACATTTAGTAATAATTATGATCTAATGTATTGTGAAAACGGAACAATTAAAATTGTTGAAGCCTTGTGGAATAAAGATAATTCTTCTTATAATTTTGATTATCAATTAACATTTGATCAAAGTTGGTTTGATCAATCACCTGAAATTGAATTAGCAAATGTATTATCTGCTGTTAAAAATGATATTTTTGTTGGGACTTTAAAAATCTGCTGGAATAATTTATTCTTTAAATCGGTGCGTTATGCAATGAGCGAGCAGAAATTCTTAGATTGGGCATTCAAGACTTCGTTCATTAATGTTAGAAATATGGCAGGAGAATTAGACCAGCGTCCTGTTTATAAATTTCAAAATAGCCAATACTATGAAGACTATCTAAATGAAATTAAACCTTATCACACAAAGATTAGAAATTTCCAAGTTGATTACGAGGTTATAGAACCTACTCGTTCTTACACGACTGATTTTGATCTAGCCCCAATTTATGACACAGAGACTGCTGCATTTGTTCCTATGTCGTTAGATAATCCGTTGCTAAACGAATATCCTAGAAAAGCATGGGCCGATAATTATAAACTTACTGTTGAATCAATTAAAATTATGAGTCAAGGTAGTGGATATACATCTGCCCCTCGTGTAGAAATTATTGCAGCCGCAGGCGATACTGGGTTGGGTGCAACTGCTGAGGCGTATATTTCATTAGGTAAAGTTATTGATATTGAAATTACAAACCCTGGAAGCGGATATACGCAAACACCTACAGTATTGTTAGTGGGCGGCGGCCCGACTGATCTTGTTAGTGCTACTGCCTATGCTACAATGACAAATGGAAAAGTTAGATCTAATAAGATTGATATTAAGTTTGACAGAATTTCTTCTACAAGAGAAATTGGCAATAATCAATATTCTGATAGTTATTTCTGCGATGGAAATACTCTTGAATTTAAATTAACTTGGGCAGCTGAGAGCAAACGATCTTTAGTTGACATTAGAGTCGATGGCATAACCGTTTTAGCAGCTGATTACAAAATTGTTAATTACACTGAGCTGTTTAATGGATACTATAAAAAGTATTCTAAAGTAGTGTTGTCTTATACTCCTGCTATTGGGCAAGTATTGGATGTTACATATCATAAGAATATTGGATTATATAATGCAGTTGATCGAGTTGATGAATTCTATGCTCCATCTAGCGGAATGCCAGGATCTGATCCTGGGCAATTAATGATGGGTGTTGATTACCCAGGTGTTCAAATAGAAACTTTGCCGTTGAATTATTCTGCTAACTGGGACATGCTTAACTTCACTGAATCAGCTTGGAGTGCAAACGAGCCAATGGAGATAGTAATAGATAATCCGGGTAGTGGATACTTGCCTGATTATTATAATACATTAACTACTTTTACTGATATAAGCATAATTCCAACAGGTAATGATACATCATCTTCTGTCATTGTAACTGCAACCGCAGTTGCATTTGTGTTACATGGAAAAATTGAAAGATTAGAATTTACAAATTACGGAAGTGGATATACATCTGCTCCGCAAGTGGTAATAGATTCTCCGTCGAGTGGAACTACTGCAACTGCATACATTACATTGACTACTGGTGATCCGTTAGAGATTGATATCGATACTATTATAACTGGCGGAACTTTTACTAATATCACAGGAGTTAATCCGTCTGATGTAACATTAGATGGTGATTCTTTTGTTTCTCCAAGGGTGAGTCATGGACCTGAAGAACTTGTCCCGGGACAAGTTCTAGAAAGTGTGGGTATTAGTGTATATACCAGAGCACCTAGTGGATCTCCATTAGTGACTCAGACAATGTATACTATATCATCTACTACCAGCACAACTGATATCTCTCTGAGTATGATGCCTCCGAACACTGGAACATTAATGGTGTCGTTTAATAATCAAATTTTGGATTATGGCACTGATTACACTGTTAATATTACTAATAAAGTATTAACGGTGTCTACGCAGACAACTACTGGACTGTTGGCAATTACAGGAGTAGGTATTGGCGGAATTGGATTTATATCATCTGATTATACTACTGTTTCTAATGCAACTAAAGTTACAGTTGATGCCGAAGCGTTGTTAAGCGATATAGGTAGTGTGTATGTAAGTTTAAATGGAAAAACTCTAGCAACTTCTGAATATACTCTATCCACTATTAGTAATAATAACAAGCGTGGAAGAGTTACTGTAACTGGAATCAGTTCTGGTACTAATACTTTACAAGCATGGTTCTTTGCAGAAGATTATAAAGGATACAGTGAAGTTAAGGAAGAAAGATTTTATCCAGATGGTTCGACCTCGTCATTTGTATTGTCTCAATTCCCTGGTACAATTGGACCAGCACATGCTAATGCAGTAGTTGAACTCAACGGTAAGAGACTAACTCCGCCAAATTCTACATATTACTCGGTAGCCAACGATCAGCAGTTATTTGATATTGATCCTAATAATGAATATCCTGCAGGTGTATTCGACCTTGCATCTTTAGAAGTTCACGTTAATGGAATTCGAATTAGAAACGGAATTGATTTTATTTTAGATCAAACAAATCAAATAATTGAATTTAAGCCAGGCTTCTTAAAAAATGGAGATGTCTTAGCGATCACTAATATTGTGTATAGTGACTACTATATTACAGGCGGTAAGATTTATTTCCCTCATATTATCTTCGTTTCTGGAGATATGTTGAAGGTGATAACCTATACAAATCATACTGGTTCTCAGATTAGAACAGAAGTATTCCAATCGAGAATATCTAGACGTTATCCTATCAGCAGAACTTTAATTAACGATAATTATGTATGGGTATCTATTGCAGGTGACTCGTTAATTAATGGATTTGATTATTACATTGATTCGGATGGAAAAACAGTAGTAGTTAATGAAAACTATCCATTTGATCCTACTGCTGACGTTGTTATTGTTAGTATGACTGATGTTGTAGATGATGCAGTGCTCGGATATAGAATATTCAAAGATATATTGGATCGTACCCACTTTAAGAGATTAGGTAGTTCAAACTCTACTCAATTAACGGCTCCTCTGTATACAACTTCTACAGAAATACACGTAGAAAATAGTGCAGTTTTACCTGTTCCAAATCTCCTAAAACAGATTCCTGGTGTAGTATTGATCAACGGAGAACGAATCGAGTATCTAACAATTGCAAATAATACTCTTAGCAATCTAAAACGTGCAACATTGGGAACTGCTGCTAGAGATTATTATCCAGCAGGAACTATGTTAATTGACCAAGGTAGATTCCAAACAATTCCGTTTAAAGAGACTCGTAAACTTTATACTACTGCGACAACAACTGCAACTTCATATTCTTTTGGAAATCTTGGACTTAGCACCTTAACAACCGCAACTGATCAAGTTGAAGTTTATTACGGTGGTATATTATTAAGAAAGCCTACAACATCGACTAACATTCTAACAATGCACGATTCGTCGATTGCATTTGACAGTGGTGAAGTTAATTCTCTAGGAATTAGTAGCGATATTGTATTAGAACCTCAATTTACTATTGCAATTTCTGGCACAAATTACACCTTGAACTTGAATTTAGATACAATTACTTCGGGTACAAATTTAGTTATTGTGCATACTACTGCAACTGATTGGTATGATAGCACTGATTCATTAATAAATGATCGAAGTATTCAAGCTAATTTCTTGAGAGATAACCCGGCCACCTTACCGGATAAATATCACTATGGACAACTCTGAGAACAACAAAATGAAAGAAAACATGCAAACTAATACGCAAAATTCTAAAAAACCTAACGAGCAGGGGTCTGTAAGCATACAGGGTCATATTAAAATATATGATCCTCAAACTAAAGAAGTGTTTATAGATAAAAGAAATGCAATTCATTACGAAAATTTTAGCATAGCTCTTGCTAACAGTATTGCAAACACCGGTAAAGGTTTTATTGCCGAAATGGTATTCGGAAATGGCGGTAGTCGTGTTGATACCACTGGTATTATTACCTACTTAACTCCTAACGTTTCTGGTACAAATGCTGCACTTTATAATCAAAAGTATTACAAAGCAGTTGATGGACAGAGCGTATATGACGTTGATCCTGATAGAAATTTTATGCAAGTGAGACATATTGCAGGTACATACTACTCTGATGTATTAGTAAGTTGTTTGCTAGATTTTGGCGAGCCTAATGGCCAAGATGCATTTGATACCAGTGTTAACAATAGTGGTAATTTTGTTTTTGATGAGCTGGGCCTGAGGGGATATAGTTCTGAAGGACAAAATTTAGGACCATTATTAACACACGTTATTTTCCATCCTGTGCAAAAATCGTTGAACAGAATGATTCAGATTGATTATACTGTAAGAATTCAAAGTCTTACTAATGGAATTTAAAAATGAACGGATACACTATAGATTTTTCTAATCGTATTGAAAACGGTTCAATTGAAATTGCCCCTGGCACTATTGATCGTATTAGTACAAGTCTTAGCCTATTAGGCCCTAACGCTCCTGGCTACGGATCAACAGTTGCTCAGAATTTTTTACATCTCTTAGAGAACTTCTCTAATTCAACTGCTCCTGCAAATCCAGTTGAAGGGCAATTATGGTACGACACTAGCAACAGTTCTGCTAAGGTATTGAGAATCTTAGATGAATCTACTTGGCAACCAATAAACGGAATTTATCAACAGGCTGATGAACCCACTACTGCTAAATTAGGAGATGTTTGGGTCAACACTATCACTATGCAAATTAAAATTTGCAGTGGCCCGGGCCCGACTTGGGTTACTATTGGATCTGACTTTACACAAGGTAATCAAACTGGTTACGACAATGCTACAATTAGAGGAACTGACGGAGCAGATCATTCGGTTATATTAAGTTATTTGAATGGAGAAGTTTTAACAGTTTTAGCAAAAGAATCATTTAAACCTTTATCAGTAATTGAAGGATTTGATAATTTAATTCCGGGATTGAATTTCAGCTCAAAAACATTTGACTCTACAACTGCTAAACTTTATGGCGTAGCAACAGAAGCATCTGCACTAAGAGTAACTGTCCCAGTATCTCAATCAGTATCTTCAAATTTCTTTCTTAGAAAAGATATTCCGCAGTCATTAAAAGAAAGTCTTGTTATTGATAATAATACTGGTCTTCGAATTGGCGCAACTACTTCTACATTTTTGTTACAAAAATCGGGTAACGATGCTGCTATTTCTAGCATAAGTCCCGGATCCAAAATTAAATTATCAATCAATGATACATCTGGAGTTCCGCAAGCCCTATTAACAATAAGTGGCGGAACACAAAAAGTTGGAATAGGACTCACTTCTGATAACCCTGAATCTACATTAGATGTTAAAGGTTCGATGAAAGTGTCGGAAGCAACGACCTTAACTAGTTCTCTTACAGTGGGAAAAGAACTAATAGCAAACAGCACAGCTACTATTACCGGGCCCTTGTCTGTAAGCGGCACATCGACATTTGTTGGAACTGTATATTCTAGAAACATTTTGCCAACTAATGATTCTAGTAATTTAGGATCAACTAGCGCAAGATATGATACAATTTATGCCACTACTGTTGATGCGTCAGCAGTTAACGGTACTGCAACATCTGCCAACAGATTGTCATCATCTAGAAATTTTAATTTAACAGGACAAATTGAATCAATTAATGTTTCTTTTAATGGTACTCAATCTGTTACATTTAACACCACTGCAACACATAAGATTGTTAACGATCAAGTATCTACTTCTACAGTCGGTGGATCGTTTTGTCTTGCAGTAACAAATGGAGTTGACACTCTATATAAAGTTACAAAAACTAACTTCCTTGCAGACATAACTCCCGGATTAGCATCTTCTGGTATGATAATATCATGGGCAGGAGATACAATTCCAACTGGTTGGGCACTTTGTAATGGCGCATCATATAATCAAAGTGGTACCTATAATTCCTTATTTTCCGTAATTGGTATTAAGTATGGATCTACAGCTCCAGGAACATTTCAAGTTCCTAATTTGACTCCGTTAACTGCTACCGGGTCTATAACAATCAATTATATTATTAGGATTTAAGCAATGGCATATACTATAAAAAATTCAGAAGGCACTACAATTTTAACACTGAGCGATACAAAAGTCGATCAGTTAACAACTAGTTTGGCGCTTATTGGTAAAAATGTTGATTCGTATGGACAATATTATAATAATAATCTAATAGGATTATTAGAAAATTTTTCATCGACGAACGAGCCGAGGTCTCCTCTAGTTGGACAACTTTGGTATAATAAAATTGATGGCCGCATGTATGTCTATGGTGTGGATAGAATATTCAAGCCAGTTGCAGGCGCACAGGTTTCGTCAACAAAGCCGACGTTATTTAATCAAGGAGATTTGTGGATTGATACTACAAATCAACAATTGTGGTTTACACCCGATGGTAATGATTTTATTCTTGCTGCTCCTCAATATTCTGTATTAGATGGTAAATCTGGGTGGGTTGTTGAAACCATTAAAGATACTACAAAGGCTGATCAACTGGTTGCTTGTTTATACAATAAAGGCACATTGCTAGGAATTGCTTCATCGACTGCATTTGTTTTTGATGTTGCATTTAACGGAATGGGATCAGTTGCAGTAGGATTTAACTTAAACACTTCTATTAGTGGAATACGATTTGTTGGAACTGCTACAAGTGCAGATGCTATTCAAGGTGTTACACCTGATTTGTATATAAGAAATGATCAAGACGGAATAATTTCTGGATCGTTGAGTTTGTTAGACTCTGCTGGACTATATGTAGGCCTTAACCAAGATGTCTCTATTTCGGTTGATTCTCAAAACTCTAATATATCCCATAATAGCACAAACAAAAGTCTTCGAATTCGAGGAGTAAACAGCGGAGTAGGATATTTTACTGGAATTCAATTAGATAGTGCTAATCGTCGAATTGGTATTCTTACAGAAAATCCTGAATATTCTTTGGATATTTTAGGAGATACTCGCATCAATGGGAATCTGTATGTATTGGGCACTTCTACTAACGTAGAGTCAGTTAATCTTCAGATTAACGATAAAAATATTCAATTAGGTTTTGGTCAAGTTTCTCCAAATGATACAACTGTTGAAGGCGGAGGTATTACTTTAATCGGTGCAACTGATCATACTATTACTTGGACAGCTTCGCATGATAGTGCTTGGGAATTTAGTGAGAATGTTAATCTTATTTCAAGCACAGGTTCTTATAAAATTGATGGTAATACAGTCATTGGCGCTAGTTCGTTAGGGAGTATTATATCATCTGCCCCTGGATTAACCTCACTTGGAATACTAGATCATTTAACAATAACCAATGTTACTATTTCTGGAAATACTATTAGCACCGTTGGCGAAGATCAAACGCTGTATCTATCAGTTGTCGGTGATGCAACAATTGATGCATCTGGAAATAAAATTACTAATGTATCTACCTGTACAACCGCACTAGATGCAGTAAATAAAAAGTACGTTGACGATTCTGTATACTTAGTTGGTACAAAAGGATTTGTTTTTAGTTTGGATGTTACAAACATGGTTGACGAAAAGATCGAGTTAATACCATTTTTAAACATGATGTTGCCTGTAACTAATCCTGTTGAAGACAATGTATTTGATCTACCAAACGGAGTTCGTGCAAGAGTGTTATGTTCTAGGCCTACGATTAATATTCCGGCACATAGTGCAGTAGTTAACTATGCAGTTGGAGACATATCGGGACAACAAGTAGTAACTTCGATTGCATCAAACGCTGCGATTTCTACACAAACCGCAATCATTTCCGCTACGTCATATGTTGTTCAAGAATTTAGAGTTCTTGACGGCGTTTGGACATGGTATCAAACTATCGCTTAAGGAATAAGAATGGCATATACAATTAGAAAATCAGACGGCACACTATTATTAGAATTACAAGATGGGTTTACTGACCAAACAACGTCTAGTCTTACCTTTATTGGTAAGAATGTTTCTAACTTTGGCGAAATTCAAAATAATAATTTCCTTCATTTATTAGAAAACTTTGCTGCACTAACAGAACCGGCAAATAAAAATACTGGACAACTTTGGTTTGATAAAACGAATAACGTTATCAAAGTGTATAATGTGAATACATGGCAAACGCTTGCAGTTTTAAATTATTCTACATCATCTAGCTTGTCATCTAGTATTGGAAATTTATGGTACGATACTGCTAATCAACAATTGTCGATTAATACAGGAACTGGATTTACAGTTATTGGTCCTGAAAATTTACCAGGATTTTCGACTACTAAATTTGTGTCAGCAACATTAACTGATTTATCAGATGATCTTCATCCTGTAATTAAGTGTGTGCTCGACGGAGAAGTAATTGCAATAATTAGCGGCACCAGCTTCGATGTTAATTCTACAAACGGTTTATCTGGGTTTCCTTATGCCTACAAAGGAATTACATTAAAGAATGGATCAACTACTGATGTACAGATTTACGGATGGAGCAAATTTTCTGATAGTTCTAACAAGTTAAAAAATGATTTAGGTAATTTTGTTTCTGCATCATCTACAGCAACTTCTAATTCTATTGTGCAGAGAACTTCGACAGCTGGAATTGCAGCAACCGATATTAATGTATCTTCTATTAATACAAGCACTTCTGGTGCTATAGGAGGGTTGTGGACGATTAATGATGGATTAAAACCGGCTACTAATGGCGGCGCAGATCTCGGAACTAATTCTTTAAGATGGGGTAATGTCTATACACAGACAACTGATGCTGCTACAGTGAATGCAACTAGTGTGAAATTTTCTAATCTTACTGATGCTAACTTGGCTTCTATAACAAGATTTGATAATGATACAGCACTAGCAGCTAACTCTGATTCTAGATTAGCAACACAACGGGCAATTAAACAATATATTGATGATGCAGTGTCTGCTGAAATTGCAAATAGAATTTCAGCAGACAATTCGCTACAAAGTCAAATTAGTGGCTTTCAGGGAATTCCTACTGGAACAATTATGTATACCGCAGTAGCAGCAGTGCCTGCCGGATATCTAGCACTTAATGGACAATCGTTATCGAAATCAACATATGCTGCATTATATGCAGTGTTGGGCGGAACATACGGGCAAACTGATACTACTTTTAAACTTCCTGATATACGCGGAGAATTTGTAAGAGGATGGGACAACGGTCGCGGAGTTGATACTGGAAGAGCAATTGGTAGTGCACAATCTGAATCTTTTGCAGCTCACTCTCATCCTTACGTAGATACTTATTTTAAAGAACATTGGGGACAAGACGGGCAGTTTAACGGAGCCTACGGGTCAAATGGTGGAGCTGATAACGATAATTACGATTCTAATTATCAAAGAACAACAAGTTCAACAGGTGGCAGCGAGACACGCCCACGAAATATTGCTTTACAGGCAATTATTAAATATTAAAAATAATCGGATTGACAGATAATGCCATATATTCTAAATAAAACCAATGGATCAGTAATAGCAACAGTAGCCGACGGATCGATCAATCAGACTACTGATTTAACATTTGTCGGTAAAAATTACTCCGGTTACGGTGAAATTATTAACGAAAATTTGCTAAAATTATTAGAGAATTTTTCAAATTCTACTCCACCTCCTAAAGTTATTATGGGTCAGTTATATTATAACTCTACCGAAAAGAAATTAAGAGTATGGGACGGCACAGATTTTCGAACATTTCCTCATGTGATATATGACTCAGCATTTCCTGTTAAGTCTTTAAATAACGGAGATTTGTTCTTTCATTCTAGTCAACAAAAATTGTATATTAGAAATAGCGGATCAAGTAGTGGATATACATTAATTGGTCCTTCTGCAAGTGCTAGTTCTGGATCTTCTAGCGGTTCGTCTATTATTTCAACGTCGATAACTGATACAAACACAAACACTCATCCTGCATATATACATACATTAAACCCTACGTTAGAAGATTCGACTCCGACTTTGATAGTTTCGAGAGATTCTGCTTACTTTACTGATGAATCAGATCCTGTTAACTCGTTGAAGTTTAACTATATTAGACCGGGTATTAACTTGCCTAATGTTATAAATGGTATATCCACTGGTGCAACTCCTTATTACTTTCACGGTTCTGCAACTGATTCATTAAGATTGGGCGGCATCGCGGCAAGCGACTATTTGCTAAAAGATTATTTTGATAGTGCAACAAACACTACAAACGGTTTTAATGTACCAAGTGACGACGGTGTCTTAGTCGGAGTTAATAGTGTTTTTAAATTCCATTCAGATTCGGGTCAAGAAGAAGGAAAGATAACTGCCACTGCCGGCACAAAGATATCGTTTAATTTAAGATATCCTTCAGTGTCCGGCAGTATAACTAATATTTTAACTATTAACGGAACACAAATTCTTCCGGGACCGACAGTAGATGTTGACCTAGGATCAACTGATGTTGGCAGTAGATATAGAACAATCTATACAAAAACTCTTAATGCTACTACTGTTACTGCAACTTCATTAACTGGTACGCTTACCGGAATTGTAATTGGTAATGTTACAGGAAACTTAACTGGCAATGTTACAGGAAACTTAACTGGTAACACTACAGGACTTCATACTGGAAATGTAACTACACAAGTTATTACTTCTGGCAGTGATACTACTAATGGATCAATAACTGGAAGATGGGCATTAACCGGATCTAGTACCCTTCAGGCTACTTATGCTGACTTGGCAGAACGCTATGAAGCAGATGCAGCATATGAATTTGGAACCGTGTTAATGCACGGCGGCGAAAAAGAAGTAACTATTGCCACGTTTGCTGCTACGACAGCAGTAGCAGGTATTGTGTCTAAAAATCCAGCATATATGATGAATTCTGATGCAGGAACTGACGAAACACACCCCTATATTGCCTTAAAAGGCCGTGTTCCATGCAAAATTGTAGGCCCTGTTAACAAGGGCGATCTGCTAGTTGCCAGTGGTTATAAAGCAGGATATGCTGTTAAGAAGCAACCACATGATAGTTCGGATGCTGTAATAGGAAAAGCCCTCGAAAATTTCGAAGGCTCTTTCGGAGTTATTGAAGTTAAAGTTTAAACAGCCATTGGTGCTTTGATAGCATCGTGGCTCACATAATCTACAAGATCAATATCTTCCATTTCGAAATTTGTAATGATATTAATATCGGAGTTGAGCTTTAGTTTTGGCAGTTCAATTGGCTTTCTTGCCAACTGTTCTTTAACTTGTTCGACATGATTTTCGTAAATGTGTGCATCGCCGATTGTAATAATCAACTCACCTACTTCTAAGTTGCACACCTGTGCAATCATGTGTGTAAACAATGCATAGCTTGCAATGTTAAATGGAATACCTAAGAACATATCTGCTGAACGCTGATACATCTGGCAACTAAGTTTTCCATTGTTAACATAGAACTGTGCCATCATATGACATGGTGGTAGTGCCATCATATCAAGTTCGCCTGGATTCCAAGCAGAGATGATGTGTCTGCGGCTATATGGATCATTCTTAATACCGTCGATCAATTCTAGCAACTGATCGTGATTTTGTAGAATAACTTTGTTGATACGAATCAACGGCTTACGCCATTTACGCCATTGCACACCATACACACGCCCTAGGTCGCCTGCGTGTCTTTGTAAGCGTTTATTAACCCAATAATCTGCTTGTGCGTTATCAGTCCAAATAGTTTTCTTTTCGCTCTTACGATCTCCGTGTAAGATTTCTCTCAATCTAAACTCGTCACCACTACCTTCGATAAACCAAAGTAGCTCGCTAACGCAGGCTTTCCATGCTAGCTTCTTTGTTGTAACAGCAGGGAATCCTTCTGTAAGATCGAATCTCATTTGAACTCCGAACTTACTAATAGTTCCGACTCCTGTTCGATCTGGACGACTGTCGCCGTTTTCTAAAATGTCTTTTAGTGCGTCTAAATATGCGTATTCTTGATGTTTCATAAGTTGTATTCTTTTATAGTATATATTACTGGTTCAGTAAATATAGCATGTTCTTTGACTTTTGTAAAGTTTTCTTTAACATATTTTAAATCAAAAAATGTATCGCATTGATAATCTTGGTCAATCTCAGTTACAAAAAATCTATCAACTTTGTCTAAGTATCTTTGATATACAACACTTCCACCGATGATAAAAATTTCTTTATCTGGATATTCATTTTCGCAAAATGCGATTGCAGTATCCGGATCACTAAATGTGTGATCAGCTGCATTATCACCAGAGTAGTCTGTGGATCTAGATAAAACTAAATTAATACGATTAGGTAATGGTTTATATCCGATACTTTTCCAAGTAGTTGATCCCATAATTACAACTTGGTTAGTTGTAATTTGTTTAAACCAAGACATATCGCCTTTAAGGTGAGGCCAGGGCATTTGACCATTAAATCCAATACCCTGGTTACGCTCAACTGCAACTATACAGTTAATCATTCAACTTCTACTACTGCTTTCTTTTTGCTTTTTGGAGGATCCATTGCATCGGCATCCTTACGTAGTCTTGCAGCTTCTTTATAAAGTGCATCAGCACGACTGCGCATTTCTGCAGGAGTCATTTCAAATGTTGTAGTTTTTGTATCAGTGCTAATTGATTCTTCAACTTGCACTTTTTTAGTAGTCTTTGGCTTCTTTGGAGAACCGTCACTAACTGCCAAGTCTTCAAGATCGACACCTTTTTGTTTAGCGATAATCTCGTTTAGCTCATTTAACGGAATTTGTGTTTGACTATCTGGAGTAACAAGCACGTTAGAAGTTGGAACCTTTTTCAAATGATTGTTTGAGTGTAGATATCCAAGCATGACTGACCCGTCTGGAAATCGACGAACTGCTAGCACTTCTGCAAGTTCATTCGTTTGTTGTCCTGCATCGCTTTCGATTAACGACATAAGTGTGTCATGATAACTGTCACCTAGTCCTTGTGTGCCGATTACTAATGCGCTATGTGGATCTCCTGGCAATGTGCGATAAGCAATTGCAACTCGAGCTCCGTTATTTTTCATTCTACCAACGTGTTTCATAGTATCCCCTTATTCAGCAGAAGGTGTATCTTCTGAACCTTCTGCTGGTGCTTGTTGAGGTGCAACTGCTGCTAAGAAGGCTTCTAGCTTGTTATAAACACCTCCGATTGCAGCCATTTCACCTGCACCAAATGCGCCGCGTTTTGCAGCTACATCGATAATGGAACGAATGTTCTGAAGATCGACGATAGTTAATTCTGGTGCTGGCTGTTGAGCTTGTTCTGTATTTTCTGACATATATTCTCCTAATTGTTTTTATGTAAGTAAGGACATGCTAATCCTAGCATAGTTAATTCTTTAGAATCTTCAATGCCAATTTCGCAAATATCCACTATTCTTCTCTGTGCATCAAGTCCTTGTTTTACTTTAACACAGTATCTGCTATTTAAGTTATAATAAATCCACTGATCGATTTTATCGACAATACTAATATCTAAAATATTCATAACACCAAAGTGTTCTGGGATGTAGGATAACTTTCGCTGCCCTACTACATTTAGTGGATTTACTCGACCCTTTGCTAATGACATTATATACCTACTTTATTTATTCCTGGCAAAGACCGAACATTAAAAATAGATGCTTCTCTTTGTGGTTCCACGGATCGCTGACACCATATGCTATATGATCAAATCGTGTGTCGAGATCGATATAATCTTTGCCTTTTATTACAATCTTATTATTGATACACTTTAGCCCAATACCATCGGGAAGTTGATTAAACTCCTCAACGGTAAAGAGCCAGAGACTGTCGTTCCATTTTTTCATTTGTAGTAAGCAGTTTGACCAAATGGAGACACAATAGATTCAGTGCCGTGAATCACAAACAATGTTTCGCAGTAGTTTTCGTCGCCCCAGCTACCGCAAGGATAACCGTCTGTAAACATAATGAAACGCTTGGGTTCGATACCTTGCTCTTTCATAAAGTCCCAGTTGACGTCAAAGTCAGTGCCTCCGCCGCCTTTGACTTTGTAGTCCATAATTTCGTCAGCAGTATCGCCACTGAACTTAGCATAGTTGTATGTGCGAGTATCAAAGCACCACAAATCAAGTTTGAAGTCTTTGTATTCGTCCATGATGCCTTTAACTTCACTCAGGAAGTCTTTGGCCATTGAATCGCTAATAGAACCTGACATGTCGATTGCAACTGACACATCGATAGTTTCTTCGTTCATCATGCCTGGCAAGATGGCACCGCAGTGTTGACTCTTACGGTTAGGACGGCTGAAGCTAAAGTTGCTTTTGAGAATACTTTGAATATTCATACGCAACAGTTGACGCCAGTCCATTTGTGGCTCAGTGAAGTCGGAGATCAAACGACGAACACCTGCTGGAATCTTACCAGCGCCTGCAGATTGTGCGGCTGCTACCATTGCTTCTTTGATCTCGTCACGGATCTGCTTCTTCTCGGCTTCTGTATAACGTGGAGGACCTTTGCCTTCTTTGTTACCTTCGCCGCCTTCACCTTCACCTTCACCACCGTCGCCTTCGTCTAAGTGATCGTCGAGCATTTCGCCGAGTTTATCTAAATCGATCTTGTCGGCTTTTTCATACAAGTCTGCATAGATTTGTTCAAAGCTCATACCGCGATATTTGTTATCTTGGTAGACTTTCATAAAGCTAGGAAACTCACCAATGCGCTCATCTTTGCAAATCTGATTAACAGCATAGTCAGCGGCAACGTTGGACAGTTGCTTATCGCGACTATCGAAACGACCCAAATGATCGAATACGTTGTGCAAGACTTCGTGTGCAAAACCGAACTCTGCCTCTTTAGGCTTGAGCTTGCTTACGAACTCATTGTTGTAGTAGAAGTTGCGACCATCAGTTGCAAGTGTTTGGCACCATTCGGATGCATCAATAAGTTGCATACGAGTTGCCATGTTACCGAAGAATGGATGACGCAGCAACAAGCCAACGCGGGCTGTAACCAGTTTTTCAATAACTTTGTTCTTTTCAGCCGTAGTAAACTCGCGAGTTTGTGTTGGCTTCTTTTCTTTTTTCGATGTAGTAGTCATAACTATCCTTTGTTGCAATACATTAATTATACAGTCTTCTGTAGGAAATAGCAAGTTAAAAGGGCCCCGAAGGGCCCTGTTATTAACCTTCCATTGCTTGGATGATATACTTGCCGAACTTGTCGTGGAACTCGTCGAAGTTCTTCAGCTTAGAAGCATCGAACGGCAAGTTGTAGTTAGTCAGTGCAATCTTTGCACCCATAACAGTCAACTCTGTTGGGAAGTTGTCCATCATGAAGCGGAAGAAGTTGTCTGCCATTGCATCCCAACCTTTAGTCTTCTTCTTGTCTGCTTCTTGCAGTTCGTAGCACATGGAGATGCTCAGAGAATACATAGCAGACACTTCCTTGATGCTGCACTTGCCAATCTTACCTGCCAAGATATCGCTTGGGTTAGGCATCTGTTTAGCAACACGGCGGTGAGCCATGAACTTAACAGCAAGGCCTTCACCGACAGCACCTGCGACCAAGTCGGTCAATGTACCGTCATCCAAGTCGTCGTCTTTGAGCAAGTCGCTAACGAAAGACCAGCTACGTGGAGTAGCAAAGCTACGGCTAGGGCTCTTAGGATCAAAGTCATACAAATCTTGTTTAGCAAAGCCCAAGTAACCGACAACTTGCTCGTGCAGCTGATTACGTGTAGCCCAGTTCAACCAGTCTTCAAAGTCAGTGCGCAATTCCAAGTGCAGGAAGCGGTTTGCCAACGGCGCAGGCATACGATAAGTAACACCTTTGTCAGTTTCGCGGTTACCAGCAGCAACAATGCTAACGCCTTTTGGCAACACATAAGTACCAACACGGCGATTCAACACTAACTGGAATGCAGCCGCTTGTGTAGCAGGAGCAGCAGAGTTCAGTTCGTCCAAGAACAAGATCGCAGTAGATTCTGGATCAGTAGGCAGTTCTGCAGGAGGTGCCCAAGACATAGTGTTCTCGGTGCTGTTGTAGTAAGGAATACCTTTAATGTCAGTAGGTTCCCACAAGCTCAAACGCACATCAACAACTTCGCGACCTGCTTCGTCGCCGATTTGTTTAACGATATCGCTCTTGCCGATACCAGGGGGGCCCCACATGAACACGGGACGCTGGATCTTGATGCACTTACGCAGGCTTTTCTTAGCCTCGTTAGGAGTAACTGTACGATTTGCGGAGATTTTTTCTGCCATGATAGACTTTCTTAAAAAGTTGTTGTTTACTGTGTATTGCTTGCTGCAATAGCTTAATTATACAGAAGATCTTAGTCTAGGTCAAGTAATTGTGGCGTTATTCGCGCGGTCTTTTGCCTTTCCAAACTTTTGTAGATCGCCACTGAATAGCACAAGCTGAACAGCTATCTTTTCTCGGCTTACAAAAATGGATCGTTTGGTCATATACCAGGGGCAATCGATGAACTTATCTAACCATATGATTAGTTGATTAGTGATTTCTATGTTATTTGGGAGGTCTATTTGATAAAACTTAAGACCTACGTCTTTTGAAATAACTTCGTAACCTTGCGTAGTTAGACCTAAACTACGATCTCCGTTGAGTCTTGGATTAACCCACCATGTCCACAAATATTTTTCCAGGCTTTTTTCATCATCGGGAAGACCTGAATCTTTAAGGAATTCTTTAGTTAGTTTAAGTTTGGTATCCATCGAGGATCTTTTCACCCGTAGTTAGTTTATAAACTTCGAAATCACTACAGTTGAACAACTTGTTTAGTTTTTCTGCCAAATTGAAGGCGTGACCGCTATTGGAAAAACTAACTTTTTTGTACTTCGGTCCTAGTTGTTGTGCAACAATAGAACTGGTTTTAAGATTCACTGGCTTGCCTTTATAAAAGACAGCCCAAATGGCGTCAGCTTCTAAAACCTGTTCTGTTTTGTAAGTTTTTTTATTGGTTATTTCTAATAACACTGTTGGTTTAGGTCTTGACATATATGCGTTCCGTAGTACGCATTTATTTAGCGAGGTTTTACCTAAACCCTCCGCCGTCCATATTAACTTGTATAACAGCTGGAGTGGATTCGACAGAGTTTAACTTCTCGTCTAAATCGCCTGCAATACGTGTCATAGCAACTGCAAGACTATCTGACAAAGATTGCACCTCTTTTATGTCTAAAGTGAGGTGTTTTTGATTACTTTTGATGGCAATTCGAGCCTTATCTAAGAAGGTTTCGATGGGTAATGTATTGAGTTGTTTCATAGCTTGTTAACTTGATTTAAGACAGTTTTCATTTCAGCATCGGTTTTAAATGGTCCTTGAAATGGATAACGTTCTAACGTGATTAGTTTAGGGCAAAAACTCTTAACCCATCCTTTTTTAAACTGTATAACATAGTAGCCTGCACAATATAGACTTTTGCTCTTGCTACTTTTAGCATAAATTGGCAAACGCTTTTTTATGTTATACACTGGATTATACGGCTTGCTACTACACGGATAATCGTAGATGTATTTGCTATCAGCAGCCTTTACAGACTTGATACTTTCTACAGTTTCTCTAAATAAGTCTGCTCCGAACTGCTCTTTAACGTCAGATAGATCATGGAGTTGTGTTTTAACTCCATTTCTAAAGAATGCGTATCCTTTCTTTTCTTTATTCAATGTGCCTAACTTAGTTCCGTGATCTTCTACAATCCAAACTCGATTAGGGACTAGCACTTTTGCTTTTGTATTCATTGATGGTACCTTGCATTTAAAGGTTCTGCATAACTTGTAACTTGCTCTGATACTTTAACAAGATCAAAAGATGTGCAAAATTTAAGCAATCTAATGCCCACTTGGCTGATTTGCTTTTCTTCAGCAATTGCAGCATCGATTGTTTCTTTAATTAACAGTTTAATTTCATCTGGTTGTGCTGTCAAATCACAAAGCAATTTATTACGGTTGTAATCGTCTAACACTCGATGTTCGACACCTTCGTGATCTACCCATTTTTGCAACATTAAGTTATTCCAAGACCAGCCTTTAGAGTTGCGATCGGCAAATGCTTCTTGTAGCCCTACTTTGTTCTTAGTACCTTTTGTTCTAACACCTGGATACGCACTAAAAATGTTATCGCTTGTGTCTCCACGCATACATTTTTCAAACAGCAACCATTCTGGATCTGGAGCAGGCTTAAATTCTTTAGTTTTCTTATCAACTACTCGCTTGCCCTTTTCGTCAAAGTAGCCTTCATGTGTAGTCGTAACCTGCATAACACCATTATATTGCTTTACATTGGGCGCAACTAGTTGTGCAAAGTCACCGTCTGTTGAAATGATGATATGCTGATCATCTGGATGACTTAAGATAAATCCTGCAATTAAATCATCTGCTTCTAATTGTGGGTGACGTAACACAGTGCAGTTAGTCTTTTCAATCACAAACTCTTTAAACTGGTCAAACGTTTCCCAAAACACTCGATCTTCTTCTTGTTCTCGTGGACTTTGTGCAGCACGGGCTTCAGTACGCTGTCGTTTATACGGAGCGTAATGATCTTTGCGCCAGCTACGACCTTCGAGATAGAAGATCACGTGAGTGCCTTTAAACTCACGCCATGCCTTGCGAACACTGCTTAATACAGTTTGAATACTCATGCCTACTTTATCTTCTAAGCTACCACGAACTACGTGGCGTGCTCTGAAGAATGTATTTGCTGTGTCTACGTGAATGAATGTTTGTGCCATTAGCTAATTTCGGATTTACCGTTGCCTAAGTTGTTTACGTTAATATAACCGCTGCCACGGCGATCCATTGATACACCTTCTTCGGAACCAATACCGCGACAAAGATCTTGGAACCACTTGTCTACGATTTCTTCATCTGTATCGCCGTAGTATCCTGCAGACTTTAATTGTACAACAAAGTATTCGTTCCAGTCAAGTTCAAAAAAGCCGTTGCGTGGATTCTGATCGTTAACATGTGTTTCTAATACTGCAATATACGGTTCTTGTTTTGCAGTTGCGCGATCTTTGGGTCCTAACTTAGACAGTTCTTCTGCCATTTTAGCTGCCGCAGCCGCATTATTTGCATCAGCAGCAGCCTTTACAGCTTCTTCTGCTTCGCGTTTTGCATCTTCTGCTAACTTAATTGATTCAGCTGCTGATTTAATAGCTTCTTCTTTGAGCTTGGCAACTCCTGTAATCTTTTCAAATAAATTTCTAATGTAGCTCATATATTTCCTTAAGTGCCCCACTCATTTTTAAACAATGGAACTTGTAATCGATCACTATAACGTAATCCATGTTTCATTGCTAAGTCTGCTACGTTGCGATTGTTTAACGCATACACGCTTTCTACACCACCTATTGGCATTAGATAAACGTGTCCTTTAAAACCTGCGGAACGAAATTCTTTAGTTGCTCGTTGTGCATCTTCAAAATCTTGTTCTGTAGCGATAACAAACTTCAAATATACTGTTCCGACTGTTTCGTAGTCACAGATAACTTCTGGCTTAATTGCATCACTCCACGGTTCTCCGGAGCATGGAAGTTTTGCACTTACACTAAATGTAACTTCTCGCTCTAGTTTGTGATCTTGATTCTGCCACATGCCTAAATATGTTTTAAAATCCTTTGTCAATCGCATTGTACCATTTGTTTCAAATGTGATCTCTTTTAGACCTGCCATCTTAGGATGATTTAATAATTCTGGATAAGCCTTTTGCCATCCTAACAACGGCTCGCCGCCTGTAATAACAAGATGTTCATCCTGCCATTCACCGTGTGGAATAATTTCCATAATGCGATCTACAATACCGCCTGTTTCCATCAACGGAGATAGATCTTTAAATCTTGGATCCCAACTTGCATAGCTATCACACCCTGTACTAACAAGTGGTAGCATTTTGTAATCTGGATACGGAATGTTTTCATGCATTACTGCAATAGCATCCGCTTCTGTGCTCAGTTCGCCACGAGGCATACCAAATCCGGCGCACTTAAAGTTACAACCAAAAGTTCTTAAAAATACCGACGGGACGCCCATGTAGCGTCCTTCTCCTTGAATACTGTAAAACAGTTCTGCAATTTTAATTTTCATTTCGAATCTCTATAAATTTTTGAGTAAATGCTTCGATTAAACAACTATAAGTCTTGTCTTCATTTGAATAACTTATCCACATGTTTTCATCTTTTTCGTATAAGTCGGTAACAATAAAGATTTTGTCTCTTGTTCCGCTAAACCATTTACTTCCTATCTCGACTAATTTTAGTTTAATCATCTTGGCGCAAAATCCTGTTGTAATTTAATATTATCAAAGAACTCTTTCTTTGTGCTTTGATCATCTTTGAATGCGCCTTTTAGAACAGTGGTCTGTGTCAACGAACTATGTGCCATAATGCCTCGATTCTCACAGCAACCATGCACGGCTTGAATATAAACTCCGACGTCTTTGGCGTCAGTTGCTTTCATGATCTCACGAGCGATATCATTAGCCAATTCTTCTTGAAGTGTGCCACGCCGAGCACACCACTGAGCAATACGAGTATACTTGCTAAGACCAATGAGCTTTTGAGCGGCAATAATACCAATATAAGCCACACCGCTAACAGGTTGGTGATGATGTGAGCACATACTACGAAGCTCAGAACGTACCACAAGCATACCGTCGTATCTATCTTCGCTATCATTTGGGAAAGCTGTTGCATCGGGTGCTTGTTCATATCTACCTGCCATTATTTCATTGTAGTACATTTTAGCAAGGCGCTTGGCTGTACCTTTAGAGTTCGGATCGTTTTCTCGATCAATTAGCAATGCATCTAGCACGCCTTCGAATGCTACTGCTGCTTCATCAATTAGTTCTGGCAATACATTATTATCAACATAGTCGCTAATGTTGTCGCCTGCCCAGAAGCGTTTGTTATCGCTTTTCATTCTTTCGCGGATAACTTGCGATAGGTTCTTTTCACTCATTTTTATTATTCTCCGATGTTTAAAGGCAGAGGATTGCCTATTCTTTATAATACAGTATTATTTAGATTCCTGCAACCTAAGCAGTGTATTTTTCTTTACAGCAGCGTCCAACACATTTAAATTAACGCTGTTGTTTTCTGCATATTTTAATAATGCCGCAGTATCTTTGGGAAAGCACATTCCTCCGAACCCTAATGATCCATCTGGACCCGGAACTTTAAGATGACTTTGCCCGATACGTGCATCTAAAGATACTAATTTTGAAATAGTTGTATAATCCAATCCAGCTGCTGTTGCAATCTCATACATTTCATTCATAAACACAACCTTAGTTGCTAAGAATGAATTGATTGTATATTTTGCTAATGCAGCTTCGCCGATAGTGCAATGCTCAACTCTTTCAAGACACGGTTGAGAAATTCTAATTACTCTTTCGGCTTCTCTCATGTATGCAGGAATTTTTCCACCGATAATAGAAAACTTTCCATTACAATAATCTTTGAGGGCATTTGCCGCAGTTAAAAACTCTGGAGCATGAACTAAATTGGGATATAACTCGTTTAACCTTGTGTAGACGTCTGGCGGTGCTGTGCATTTGCTGATGATAACACCATTATAGTCAACTGCTTTTAATTCTTTTAATACAGATTCTAAAATACTAGTATCGCAACTACCGTCATCACCTTGCGGACTTGGGACGCATATAAAGACAGCACTGCATTTGTGCAGTTTAATATCTTTGTATGTATTATTATAACCTTTAGCCTGATCAATCATGACCATAGACATTGAAAACTCTATCGAGTCTGCAATTGCTTTTCCGACAAATCCTAAACCAATAATTGCGATACTATCTTTTATCATTTTAAATTCTCTAATAATCGATTTGCACTAAAAAAATTTTCAGTTAGTGCAATTGCTTGTTTGTTAATCTGAAACTTAAATTGTTCATAGTTATTCATATATTGAACAATTTTATTACAAAGTACATGACGGTGTTGATCATAATCTTCGTAGCTTTCTGTCCACAAACTTGGATACTTAAATGTATCGTAATACATTTCTTTATAAGACAATCGATCTGGCACCATAGGAATAGCATTGACCAGTGCTCCTTCGTAGCAGCTAATGCCTAATGTTTCTTGCAAGTTTGCACTGAACACTAACTTTGCTTCACCTAATAAATTGTGATACTCATTCTTAGTTAGCTGTTGATCTTGGCATACTACAAATTCATATTGCGGCAAATATTTTTTCAAATCTCGAAAAATTTCAACTTGCTTTTCTGGAGCAATACGATGCGGAAACAAAATAAGATCACGCTTAGGCATATTCTGATACATTGTTAACGTATTTTCCATATACTCCATTGGCCAACCAGTATGCACAATTTTCTTACTTGGAAAATAATGTTTTCGATCTTCAGCGCCACCTAACAAGTTCTCTAAGAACATTGTGCTGTGAAATTGTGTGGCAAAGTAGTTGTGATCGATTGCATGGAAGAAACTCTGCTCAGCATGTCTAACCCACGGTGCATCTCCGATAAGACGTCCTAAGAAGTCTTGCGGATCATAACTGCCAGCGTGCCACAGTGCGTGAATCTTTACAGGAATCTGTAAAAGTTCGCTCATGTATTTTAAGTTGATAATGCCTGGGTGCCACGCATCAGTAAACAAAAAGTGGTCGCCAGCATTAACGGATCCCGCGCAAAATAGTCTGCCAATCTGTTCAATTTGACTAGACTTATAGATATTGGTGCCACCAAAATTAAGAAAAGCGCCTGGAGTGGTAGCAGCAGGAATATCTTCAGGGCCACTGATAACTTGAACATTGTGTCCTTCCTTTCGTAAGAGAGCAGGTACATGAGACTTCCACTGTCCCGTGTACCTGGTCTCCACCGCCTCTATATCGACGATGAAGATTGTCATTTAATTCATCCGGTTGTTTGGACGAGTGCCCTTATAAGGCCTACGCACTCCATCCCATGCTGGACGAGCAAAGTGTTTGTATTCCTGCGATCGATACAAGTCGCTCGGAACAAACGGAAGAAGATTGAAACGGCAGTAATCGTGCCATTTCTCAAGATCATCAAAGATCTTTTCCACTTCGGGTTTCATACGGAGAGTTTTTTGAATATATGATGGCTGTGCCATAGTTTACCTTTGTTTAAAAATTAAAGGGTTGAAGGAAATTTAATGAAGCAACCATTCTCGTTGTCTTCACTTACACTAATCCAGATCTCACGACCTGAATATCTTGCGCTAATAGTTGCTTGCAAATCGCGAGCAATCATTTCGCAGGATTTATGGTTAAGCTCAAGTGTGCCGTCATTGTAGCACTTCTCAAGCCAACGCTTAAACTGAATAAACTCTAAATCTCGGTCATCATGGAAGACTTCGATATAAACTTTAAAATGAAAAATATGACGATGCGGAGCACCGAGGAAACTTACATCATACATGTCGCCTGTTTTAAGTTCAGGTGCTGTAGCTGCTGCTGGATACAGATGAATACCTTCTTTCTGAAAGGTAACCCAGATCATTGATTTTTCTGTAGTCATTTGATAATCTTGTCGTTTTTATATTGTGACCAATCAGTAAACTTACTGCGATCTTGTAGCGTGTGCAGACTGTGTGACCATACACCTGGATTTGTAGCGTTAAAATCTTTATCATCGATCTTAAGCATAGTATTGTAATTCCACAATTTGATATACGGAATAGGCACTCGAATTTGCGGAATAAAGTTATTGTATACGTTAAGTCCGTTTTCGTGGAACTCTTCTACAGCACTTAGTGGAATGTCAAGACTGCAAAGATAATCTTTCTGTAAAAAGAATTCAATCATTTCTTCCCAGTCATGCCATTCTTGCCAATTAGACGGATTGAAACTATGATTCGCACCAAAGAAAATATGCTCGCAACCTTGCAAGTTTAGAGCAATACTTTCAAAGGGTTGAATACCAGTAACAAACAGCGTTTGTTTGCCAAACGCTGGTGTGTGTTCAATTTCGATACCAGTGAAGAATGTTACTGCTTCACT